CCCCGGACCCGTTCGTCCAGCCGACAGGTGCCGCTGACGCGTACAGCGTCGGTGACCGGGTGACGTTCGAGGGTGCCGTGTGGGAGTCGGTGATCGACGCGAACACGTGGAGTCCCGCCGCGTATCCGGCCGGGTGGAAGAAGCTCTGACGTGGCTTTCCCTGGGACGGAGGTGCTGGAGGTCACGCCGACGGCAGGTCCGCTTGGAGTCGGTCAGAGTGGCGCGTACGTGTTCTGCGTTGGCGGCTACCAAACGTCCATCTTGAACACGTCGACGGGTGGAGCACTGATCTACACAAGTCCTGGAAGCCTGAAAATATCTACGTCCATCGGTTGCCAGTCCGGGGTCGCCTGGTGGATGTACGCCACCGGCAACTACGGCAAATATGCATTCGGGTCTATCTCCACTTCGGGTGCCACACAGTCTGTGACGTTCGGTGCGACGGTGGTGCTGCTGGTGGAGGTGGAGCAGGAGCTGCGGCGGCCAACAACGCTGACTCGCCGACGGGCACGAACGGCGGTGCTGGTGCCGCGTCCAGTATCACCGGTTCTTCTGTTACCTACGCGGGTGGTGGTGGTGGTGGTGGCTGGTACACCCAGACCTCCACTGGTGGTGCTGGCGGTGGAGGCGCCGGTAGCCAGAGCAGCCCGGTCGCCGGAACGAACGGGCTCGGCGGCGGGGCTGGAGCGAGGTCTGGCAACAACACTGGTGGCAACGTCGCTGGTGCAGCGGGCGGGTCTGGCATCGTGGTCATCCGCTATCCACTCGCATGAGAGACTGACTCCATGACATGGCCGGGTCTCGAACTGGACGAGTTCTCGGTCCGCAACCCGTACTCGGGGTGCGTGATTGACGACCGGTGGATCGTCGTCCGTTCGACCGCTGTTTCGGGAAGCTACGGCGCGGGGGACTTCGCCATCTTCGATGCCGACAACGGGACGGCCCGCTCGTTCGGCGGACTGAGCCCGGGGAGCGGTTCGGGCGGCTGGAGTGCCGCCGTGGGCATGGCGGCTGCCAACGGGCACGCCTGGACGGCGGACTCGAACAACCCGACGCGGATCGAACGCATCGAACCGGTAGGTGGATCGACTGCCATCATCGCAACTGGGTTGTGGTTCTCGAATCTCATGTCGGCGACCGGCGACTACGTGTTCGGCACGAACGGCTCATGGGGATTCAAGTACCGGATCTCCACCAACGTCTTTGTGTCGTGGAACGTCAACACCGTCAACGCCGCCGAGGCGGGTGTGTACTGCCATGTGTCCGGGTCGACGTTGACGACAATAGATGCTGCTTCGGGCGCCACGATCGGCACCTGGACGCTGCCCGCCGCCCCGCTCACGACTCAGGTGGGGCAGGCGATCGGGTCACGGGTCTACTGGTTGACCGCATCAGGGTGCTGTTGGCACAACATCTCGGCCGGGACGATCGGTGCGACTGCGCCTTCCCCGAGTGGGATCCCGGCCCCCATGTCGGCGATGTCGTGGACGCCGGGACCTGATGGCTACATCTACTTCCTCTCCAGTACGGGGGCGTTGGTCGTGCTCGATCCGGTGAGCGGCCGTTGGGCGACAGATTCGCTGCCGACGGCGCGGACGAACCGCTACCGGGTGTTCGCAGCGTCCGGGAAGATATGGATTCCGTCAGGGGAGACGTTCTTCTAAATGGCGCAGAACATCCCCACTCCCGATGCTGGATCGTGGCTCGAACTGAGCCTGTTCTCCGGGACATGGACACCGCAGCCCGATGCTGGGACATGGCTCCGACTGGATCTGTTCACCGGGACATGGACACCGCAGCCCGATGCTGGGACATGGCTCCGACTGGATCTGTTCACCGGGTGGCGCAACAAGGCCGCCGTCGGGATGCTGCTTGTCGGGGGTCGGGGTCTAGGGTCCGGCCCATGACGGAATCGGTCAAGTCCTTCACCTCCAAGAAGCCTCCCGTCGTCTTCGACGTCGACGGCGAGACCTTCACGGCCTACTCGGTCCTCCCTGCCGACATCTTCGGCGAGTTCGCCTCCAAGGTGCTGCTGCTGCCTGCCCGCCGACCCCGCGCTAATCTCGGCCTCGTCGCCGTCACCCGATAGGACGCCTCCGGGGATCGAGTTGCCCGCCTCTCCCCGCAGGCCAGCCCCGCACCCCCGTCGCCTGCCTTCGACGGTCAGGGTGCGGGGCTTTCCCGCGTCTACGACACGTCCCACCACACGCCGACAGCCTCACCCCACACGGCGGACTGGCAGCACCCGTCGCATCCGTGCACCGTCAGCGTCTCGTCGGCGAGTTCATCGGCTGACGCCGGGTCGGGGTGGCCGACAGAGAGGCTCAGACGGTGTTCAACTCAGATCCGGATGAGGTCATCACCTGGCTGAACCTTGTTACAGGGACAATAGTTGAACCAAGCAATGTTTCTGCGGTCATTGGGGTCCCTTCTGCGACAGTAGATGTATCAACAGCGGCCACGGTAACCCCCTCTCCCGTGGGGTCGACCATCTCAGTTGGCGCACCAAGTCTGTCTATTGACAGTGCGATAGGTCCACCTGTCGTGACTGCCGTAGCGTCCATCCCAGCGCCCAGTGTTGTTACCACAACCAGCGTTTCTGTGGACACTGACGCCATCAACGCGGTTGTTGCCGTTCCCGGGGTTGCGATCCGAACCGATAAAGACATTTCGGTTTCGGCGGTGGGAGCGGCTATTCAGGTTCAGTCTCCTACGGTGGGGGCGGGGAGCGCCCTCTCAGCTGAGAGCGTCACCGCCACAGCGACCGTCCCTTCGGTCATTGTACGAATTGACTCCACGATTCCAATGAGTCCGGTCAACGCTACCGGAGCAGTCCTGACAGCCAGCGTTGCGACCAGTAACGCTATGCAGAAAGTTTTTATGAACGGTCAATGGAAGACCATTGGGTCACGCCAAGCGTACATAAATGGTTCATGGAAGAGCTTCTGATGAGAGGTCCGTCATTCTTTGTGTGACGTGAGACCATCCCAGATTCTGTAATTCCCTCGAAATCAATCCATCAAAAAATTCATCCGCCTTCAAACAAATCTCACTGAACTCATCAGAGTCCACCTTCAGGTAATGAGTCTTTTCTAATTCATCAGTGATATATGCCCACCCAGCTTGGCAGGGAATAATTCTCTTAACAGCCCTTGAAGGCTGAAACACTTCTTTCTTGCGATTCTTTGGTGCTGCCATCTTTCTCCAATTCTTGATGTTGTGGCACGTTACAGAGGTCGAGGAAGGGTGTCAAGCAGCGAACTGCTCCTGAATCAGGAGTGTCGCCAGTTCATTCAGGGGTAATCCACGAGCGTTTATTTTTGATGTGGCTGGAATGATCTCCACGGGAAATTCTTGGTAACCTAAATTCAAACAGGCGGTTAACCGATGGTATCCGTCTTGATACCTCAGAGTTGTTGAATCCATGTAACAGGTTCCGGGGACCAATAGTCCCTGAGCTTGAATTTCGCTTGTTAACTTTGTTATTTTTTCAGTACGGAGTCGTGCTTCTTGAATTAACCTTGGATCAGCGATCCTTAACAGCAAATCAATGGGAAGATAAGTCAGGTGACGAGGTTCTGTGTTGTGGAGCCTCCCAAAATTTCCATCCTCCAAAAATTCACATCCCCAATTTAGCATACAAATCCAGACGTTAAAGCATCAAGGATGCCCAGCTTATAGGTTTCTGAGCGTCCCACAGCGACTAAGTTTGGTTGGTGAACGTGGCCAAGACATCCAGCAAGACGGTTGAGTACGGAGTTCATTGCTTTTGCTTCTCCTGCGGCACCGGTTGGGCTGAATTTAACCAACCCTCATCTTGCATTCAGTGCAATGGGGTTAGTGGATTAGCGACCTCTCATACTGTTAGAGATGAGAGTACCTTGTTTGGCTTTGTCAGCCAAATGACTGATGGTGGTCTTATGGCAATCCAACAAATGAAAGATCCACCCTTTTTTACATGGTACGAAATCCCGCTACCCTCCTTTTTCTTTACCTTAGATTCCATGATTCTAAGTAGTAAAACCCATCAAGTGTATAATAGGGATCTTACTCCATTGACTTCTATTAAATCTTATTGGGGGTTAGGTGATGACTAGCATTTTTTGCTTCGGATGTGGTTCGGATGTTTCGGATCCTACCGGCAAAATTAAAATGTGCGATTGCAAGGAAATAACTAGATGGTCTATTTGGGATGATAACGAATGGACCCTCTTTCACCCCAGCAACACATTCAGAATGCACGGGGACCGAACGGTTTTTTTTGACCAGAACAGAAGCATTGTGATGTGTGAAGAGTCGTTGAGTTACCATGGTTGATTCAATGAGTTCAGAGTCATGGGTTCAAGCTATGACCGATATTCAAACCGCTGTTCGCTCCTTGGCCTGTGCAAACGTTCTCGACATTGAGTTTATCAACGGTGAACGTCGTGAGGTGTTTGTTGCAGCAACCCCGGAATCTAGGTCAACGGGACTATCCCATCAATCAGAACTAGCCGTAGATGGAATGCTGTTTGTTTACGAGACCCCGTCTTACGTTCCTTTCACAGCTGTTGATATGCGGTTTGATATGGACATTGCTTGGTATGATCACACAGGTACAGTCCTTCGTCATTTGAGTGTAACAGCTGGTGATCGGACGGCACTGTTCTCTCCGTCAGCTTTTTCGTATGTATTAGAAACTACCTCTGGAAACCTTCCAGAGGCCAACCTTAAGGTCAGGTATTAATGGGTAGTCAGTGGGAAGATTATTTGGATGAAGATGAAGCGTGCCTTAATTGTGGCAGTGTACCATTTCATCAATCTAAAACACTGGGAATATGTCAGGAGTGTGCTGATGAATTTTTTTACCAGAAAGTTTCAGAAGTTTCTATTTTGGAATCGTCCGGAGTTCGTTAAGAACTTCTGGCGAACAATAGACACCATTTCTCACAGATTGCCGATATCACCTGATCTCCAAAACCGAATCTGTGATCGTTACGACGAGGTTATGGGTGTAGTTTTTGCTCCCCAATCATTAGCTCCTAATTGGATCGCTTGGCAAAGAGCCAATAATCTAACTAGTAGACCCGGAACCACTCAGAGATCGTCTGTTTGGTTTCTCTCATCATAGACCGATAGTCTGGGAGGGGGATCTTGGGTTTAAGTAACTCTAATTCGGCTTCATCTAGTTGTCTAATGACAGACAAGAGCCTTTCTTCAAGAAGAGAGTTTTTCTCTTTCAAGTCGACTAATTCCATTTCTTGACCCTTGATTCTCATCTTGAGGATCGTTATTTCATTTTCTAATTTTTCGCTTTTTGCTCCCATTAGAGTCTCCCTCGATTTCGGGAATCCCTGGGGATCCCTGCCCAGATTCCAAACCGTTCCTTTTCAGCAGCCTTAGCACAAGGAGTTTTGACAGGACATTCAGAACAGAGTTTCAAAGCGGCTTTTCTGACCTGAGCGTACTGGTCCGAGTTACCACCTACTGGATTAACCGGATACATGAGGCTCGTCTTACCCCTACACAGAGCTTTGTCGTGCCAATCAAGGGCACTCATAGAACAGTCACCCAATCCATCGTTGTCGCAAGCAGATGGTTATAGTCACCATTCATTGCTTCAGTCTTGTAGCTAGAGATCTCTTCTTCAGAGACCTTATTCCTTCGTAAGGAACGTGTAACAGCGGCAATAATGCTGAAGGCGTTACCATCTCTGCCGATTAACTCAACTTCTATTTCCGGATACTTGGTTGTCATGAATTCCTCTCAGATGGGCTACTCGAAACCAGGATGCAGGACCGGGTTGTCACAGGACGGTACATCGTCCGGCGATCCTCTGTCAACGATTTGGGGTAGCCGAGCTTGGTGGCTGGACTCTTCACCAAAAATACAGAAAGACCCCCAACTCGGAGGCCCTTCTGCAACTATTACAAATCATAATATATGACCGATTATGCTGATGGCCTCACCATTTCCATCCTATCTTTAGGTGGGTAAGATGAGACTAGGCGTCCTCGTCGCTTTTCAAGTCTAGATTCCCCATATTAGACGGTTCAGAGCCGCCAGTCAAGCCGATTCGATCTGAGCGATCGCAGCGCACTTTGACTTCCTCCCCCACCTAAATGAGGGATTCCTACGCGGCACGGTCACGCGACCCGTTTCGGGTCTATTTGCCCTTTTGTTGGATAAGCTCTGTATCGGTACCGCTTCAACATTGTCGCCGCCCTAGTAGGAATCAATCATCGTCCTCGTCTGGGTCAAAATCAAAATTAGCTGAGAAAATAACATCACCATTCGATTGCACCGTAACTGGTGGGGAAAGCATTTGTAATGTCTCCATGGCATCACTCAGGAGGGATTTGACCATGTACATGGGGGCTCCTCCAAAATCGATGATGGGTTCGAACTTATCATGATCCAGTGTTATTGTAATGATATAAACGCCAGTATTAGGCATTTCATCATCATCACGGTCATCATCATCATCTTTAGGTGGAATAAGATCCTCATTCAGAAACTTAGCCATCTCCAGAACGTCGATTTCTTCTGAGTCTGGTTCTGGGTAGAAGTCATCAGCCATGTAGGGAAGCCCCATTCTCATCTACTGTTGCGGTAAATGTGACGCCACGGAAAAATGCTTTACCGTCTTCAATCTCAACGGGCTCTACCCAAGAATGCTGTCGGCCTGAGGTTTCGTACCAGAACACCGACATACCTTGATGCCAGTTCTCTGCTCTTGAGGAGCCCTGAGTACCATCACTTCTTATTCCAGTTTTTGCACTAGGAACAGTTCCGTCTATCCTACAGAGGCATCCAGGCGAACCAGCAAAGATCATCCGTGAACCAGTTTTTGTGCTTACTCTTTTATGTAAGATCTCTCGCCTATGAATGTGTCCATGAAGAGTGGAAACTCCAGTATCTAGTTGCTTGGCTGCTGTTGCACCTGGAGCAGATCTAGCTACAGATCCATGTTCAAATCTGAGAAAGTCATTCGCCCAGTACTCACCATCTGGATAACCTTCCATATATTCTATCCCATATTTGGACATATTCAACAAATATGGAACTGAAACCACGGGGGTTCTTGTTAGGTCATTTTCAGTGGAAAGACCGACCAATCCGGGGAGCTTATCAGTTAGGCTATTGACAAATCTTGAGTTCCCTGTCAGAAATGGCTTCTCTTTTAGAAGGTCATTCTCGTCCTTTTCTTGAGCACAAGCGAAGAATCGACCATTTTCAACAGTCAAGCACCAAACCTTGCCAGTGTATTCGGTGCTTTCTTTGTGGTCAACTCTTGTAGTATTTCGATCTACTATATTTAATCTCCAGTGTCCTGGTCGATATTCAGTGAGAGTGCAGCAGTATCCATTGAGGATGAATAATCTTTGAAGATCATATCGAGTTTCACGAGAGTGATAAATTACACCAGATGTAATCCCACCGGTGGGTTGAGTTCCGTCAGTGTATTGCAATTCTTCATAGAAGATCTCCATCTGACGACGAGAGAACTGCCAAACACTGTCTGGTAGGTAGTCTTTAGATGAAATAATTGTTGTGATATATTTAGAGGACTCGGCGTGGACAAAAAAGGTGTCTTCATCCTGAGGTGGATTTCGGAGCCTTTTCCCACAAATCTCAGTAGTCTGTTTATTCTTGGTCGTCTCCTTATAGGAGATATCGAGTCTATCCAAAAGACTCTTAATCCTATGCGATTTAGTTGCTGCTTGGAAAAATCTCCAATAACCATGTTTAGTCATATGAGAATCAGTAAGGCACCAAGCCATAAGTCGAATTTCATCATCAGAGATTCCATCAAAGTCTGGTTTGGGATTGTTTACTGCTGTAGGAACACTTGTACCAGTAAACTCTCCAGCTAGCACTTCTTTCCACTTCGGATTTCCTTTAGCTATGGAACTGGGGGTATACCCAACTATCCTATGGTTTGGAGTAAGTTGCATCCCGGTTCTGCCGGGAAACGTGCAGAGTTCACCATTATAATCATATAAATGAACTGCTTGGATAGGTTCCCAGAGTTCATTTTGCTGATCATCGCAGGATAGAACCAAGTCACCCTTTTTTAGTTCCCACCAATACTTCAGACCAGATTTAGTCATGGCACGAGTGTTCTCACTTAAACACTCATGGTTCCCCCCCAGCCAAACTTGCTTCGCCTTTGGCGCAACTGCCCTACCTGTAGCACAGAGTGTCCCCGCTCTATCAATAGCTAGTTGTGTTGTTTGTACGTACCCGGGGGCTGATCTATGAGAACTGAACTCAGCAAAGTCTAAGTTATCACCAGCGTAGACAACTAGATCGATTCCACCCTCATCAGCGTAGGTGGTATTCAGATAAGAAACAATCTGAAAAGCTACATCTAGTGCAGTCTCATCATGGAGTGTCGTCAAACCCCCCTCTGTGCCCCTGTGGTAGCCTATCTGCATATCTGGTAGGAAGACCCCTAACTTGGTTCCACTAGGCTTAGAAAGCCCTTTAGGGGGCTCTGAGGGGATCTGGATTGAAATCGGCGCTATGGAGGCTTGATTCAGTGCAACTGAAGGAACAACCTCTGCTGCGATAGTGGTTGTTTCTTTATCAACTAGGACACCCTGTTCTAAGCGTGGTGCTGTTTGCTTACGAATCGTGAACTTGGTAACGCGTCCGACGCCCGAATCTTGGACCTGTTCCATGATTTCGGCTAGATCCTTTTCTGGACCAGAAAACTCTAGAACTTCTTTCTCTGACCAGAACCTTTGACCATAGCGAGCAATAATCTTTTGTGCTACAGGTGGATGTCCATTATCCACTAGCCATTCAGCAATAGCCTTTCCTCGCAGCCCGGATTCCCAGAGAGCACGCATTTCATCCTTGGCTGGATGGTCGCCAACGCCCTTAGGTTGGGGGGTCTTAGGCTGAGGGGTTCTTTTGGTCATCAAATCTCCAAGCGAATTTGACGGACCTCCTCGCTAAGAGTTAGGAGAAGATAAGCCTGGGGCTCAGTAGTGTCGTTTCTTATCCTGAGGGGTCCGTCGCCATCAAGTATAGGACCTCAACGGAGAGAAAAACCTATAAGAGCACCAGCCAAGAGATCATTCTTGGTGGTTGCTACGAGAAGGAAAACACTCTCCTCCAAAATTCATCAACTCACAACTGAGAATTTCTATCTGCTCTCCACTGGAGGATTTCCCCTAGACACCAAAAAAGGATCTGACAACCAAATAAAATAATGGCTATGTGGGGAACCAAGAAAGCAAAACTAATGGCAGTACCGCAGAAAACAAGAGACAGGATAAATATCATCTGAGCGCAGGAATCAGGGAACTCTACATGAAACCTGTACCATCTACGTAGTTCCTTAGAGGTTAGAGATGAAAGATCACTCATCAGCCCACCACTTCCATTTCGGGTCTTCAAAATGCTTTCTTAATTCGAGGTGGATCATCGAAGTGAACGCAGTAAAGGAATTAAAGTTGTATCCGCAATTGAAACAGTGACAGGTGCTCCTGGTTATTATTAGGTGGTGTTTTCTAGTGCAGAATGGGGCGACCCGAACCAACCCAAACCCTTGCACCTCATCACCTCGTCTCATTTCCCATGAAATCCCCGTTTCATAGGTTTTCTCTACTGAACGGGAGCGTAGCATGTTCACAAACCGGAAGAACCCATGGTTCTGGACGGAGGTGTCGAAGCCCTCGTTCCAGTCCATGGGTTCCAGATCAATCCCAGGAGGATTACTGACACACCCTAACCGAGTAAAACTCGATGACATCAAAAAGCGTGAGTCAATGGTTGTGGGTTCACCCGCTAAAGATTGCTGAGATCCAATCTATTCGACTAGATTGATCCTACCGTTGGTTACTCCTGCTGTGTACCGTGAGGAACCTGAAATTCTTCAAATCGGAAATCACGGGGCAGGAAGTTGCAGACGTGCGTAACCTCCTTATATTACGACCTCTTAGAAGAGTTAAGGTCAAGGATATAATGTGACGACAGCCCGGTTAGGTCTCCGAAAAAGACTGAGGGTGGCAGGGATCGAGAGATACCTGTTGGGACCATTGAACGCGTTGTCCGGTAAATCACAACCTTCCACTCTCGGGGGTACGGCATAACGAGAGTTGCCCACGGTAGGCTTACTCAGCCTAATGGGTAAAATCATTTGGCGATCCCAAAAACAAGTAGAGGCAGCTATGAGGCGACAGCAGACAGAGGATCAACTCTGGGAGGCGTACCGGAGCAACAAGTCCCAAAAGAATCTCAATGCTCTAATTGAACACTACCAACCGTATGTGCGTACCGTGGCTGAGGCAGTGCGGTTCAATCTTCCAAACCATGTTGATATTGATGATCTAATATCTGAAGGTCAGTTTGGTTTGATCTCAGCAATCGAAAGATACGAGGATAGAGGGTTCAAGTTCAAAACTTACGCTAGTTTGAGGATACGTGGGCAGATCATCGATAAACTACGTGTATCTGATTGGGCACCAAGGTCTTTGAGAACATCCCTTAAGGAAATTGATGCGGCTGAGGATGCTTTGACAAGGGAACTTCAAAGAGAACCAACAGAGTCAGAGATTGCTGATAGGTTAAACTTAGATCTGGAAGAACTTTCAGAAATCAGAGGCCGGGGAAATCGGGTACTGTTAGGTCATCTTGATGAAGTTGTTGCTTCTGAGGGTGAGACAGTGAAGGTCTCAGACCTTATTGCTGATGCAAATCAAGAAATTGACAATGAGGATTATGACCCGATCAAAGACCGGATGGTTGGTGCTCTTGGTGAGTTATCTGATTCGGAATCTAAAATATTTGTCTTACATTATGTGTATGGAATTTCCATGAAGGAGATAGCTGCCTCACTGGGTGTCACGGAGTCAAGGGTGAGCCAGATGCACATGAGAGCCTTGGATCGGATGGCGAAACGGTGCGCTCAGATTTCATAGGTTCTGTGGGTCGAAACGTCCTGTACAGTGGGAATCTCTGGAGAGAGCTAGGAAATTTATAAAACCTCTCTTTTGTCGTTGTGGTGGGTACTGTCTCTTGGAGGTGTCTGTGTCTGATTTTCTTTCTTTCCATTTGTCTGATGATTTTGTTGAAAAGTACACCGAACTAACACCCGATTGGGGATTTCCCATTGGTGGAGGGAATTCTCTAAGTGAGTTAACTTTCTTGACAAAATACAGTCGAAAGAAAGAAGATGGCTCCAAGGAACGCTGGTATGAGGTGTGCCGTCGCTGTATTGAGGGGATGTATTCGATCCTTAAGGATCATGCGAAGTACCAGCGAACACCATGGAATGAGTTTAAGGCTCAAAGGGCTGCACAGGATGCCTTTGATCGTATGTTCCATTTCAAGTGGACACCACCTGGCCGGGGAATGTGGGCCATGGGTACGAGTCATGTGCATAACAACAGGTCTAATGCCAGTCTTATCAATTGCGCCTGTGTTAGTACCGAGAAACTAAGCACCCATTCAGCTTATGAAGCAACCCTACCCTTTGTTAGGTTAACTGAAATGTGCATGTTGGGCGTCGGCGTGGGCTACGACACCAAGGGTGCAGGTAAATTAACTATCTGGGAACCCAGTGAAGATCAGCCTGTAAAGTTTGTCATTCCTGACACAAGAGAAGGTTGGGCTGAATCTGTTGGTATTCAGCTTGAGTCTTACTTTTTCAAGAATCGCCAAGCTGTAGAATTTGATTACAGCGAGATTCGTCCTGCTGGTGCTCCATTAAAAACTTTTGGCGGAACTGCGAGTGGGAAAGACCCCCTGGTTTGGTATCATGAGTCGATCAGGAAGCAATTTGCTGGTCGTAATGGTGAAAAGATCACTTCCCGTGACATTGTTGATATTATGAACAAGCTGGGAAAGATCATTCAGAGTGGTGGTGCCCGTCGTTCAGCGTTGCTTAGTCTTGGCAGCATGGAAGACGAGGATTTTGTAGACATTAAAAACTGGGAACTTCCGGAGAACGCCGAACGTACAGGTCCTGATGGGTGGTCTTTCACATCAAATAACTCTGTTGATGTAAGTGAGAATGATACCCTAGATCCAATTATTGACCGAATTGCGTTGAATGGTGAGCCGGGTGTTATCTGGACTGACGTGATGCAGAAGTATGGTCGCCTAGTTGATCCGCCTGACTATAAGGATGGTTCAGCTATACTGTGCAACCCTTGTTTCTCGGGGGATACACTCATTGCTGTTGCTGATGGACGTGTGGCGGTGCCAATCGCTGAACTTGCGGAGTCGGGGGATGATGTTGCTGTTTACTCCTTAAACATTGAATCTGGTGAGGTAGAAATCAAGATGGCTCGTCACCCTCGCAAGACGAGAGAGGGCGCTTCTTTGGTTGAAATCACCCTCAATGATGGTACCTCCTTGAGGGTGACCCCTGATCATAAAATGATCACTTTAGGTGGAGAGGTTAAAGAGGCCAAGGATCTTACCAAGGGGGATCGCCTACCTGCCTTTAATAAGCGACTGGCTAAGATTAAAGAGGGGGGCAAAGATTATGTCCAAGTCCACACTGATATTCACAAGAGTAACACCAAGACATTTGAGCATCGTTTAGTTGCTAGATTTAATGAACCTGAAATATGGGATAATCTTTACGATGAAGCCAAGGCTTCGGGGTGGATTAAAGGTGGAATCGTAGTCCACCATAAGGATTACGACCCACTTAATAATGCCCCAGAAAATCTAGAGATAATGACACATGGTGATCACGCCATTTTACATAGGTCCACTGATAATAGTGGAGAGAAGAACCCCATGTTTGGGCGAACTCAATCTAAGGAAACGAAAGAACTGATTGGGAGGAAGACCAGGGAGCGTCATTCTGATCCAGGGTATAAAGAGTGGGTCACCCAGAGAATTAGAGAAGGTGTTACAGACGAAACCCGTCGGAAGATATCAGATGCACGCCACGCTAGTTGGCTTGAATACTACCTTGACCAAGAAGCCAACACGAATCTGGATACGATTTGGATTGATGACCGCCTGTATGCAGTCAAGAAATGCAAGACGTGTGGCACTGAAATGATCTTGAAGTGGGCTAAGCGGGCAGGGGTCTTTTGTTCGGGAAGTTGCAGTAACGCTGATGCGGAGGTGACGGCAGCACAGGTTGTCGGCCTCAGAGAGGCCAACAAGAAGCGATCAGCTGACACCCTTGCTCGGCAAATTGAGATTTATCTGTCACTTCAGGTGGAACTTGGGCGTGATCCCATGAAGAAAGAGTGGGAGGGGGAGTGTCGGGAGCGGGGGGTTTCCTTTAGATTCCAACCACAAACCAAGAACCCTAATATTCCCAAGAACTTCGCTGATTTGAAGGATCGCGCAACCTTGGTGAACCATCGGGTTGTGGATGTGTGTGAGGTTGAGGGTGAGCATAATGTATACAATCTTACAGTAGACGATAACAATACTGTTGCTATCGCAACTTTAGTTGATGGTAAGGCTTGTAGTGGTGTACTAACCTTCCAATGCGCCGAAATAGCGTTGGAATCTCATGAGATGTGCTGCCTAGTTGAGGCATACCCTACAAAACATGGCTCCTTAGAGGAGTTCAAGAAGACATTAAAGCACGCCTACATGTATGCTAAGGCTGTTGTGTTAATGCCTTCACCTTGGGCCGAGACCAATGAAGTGATCACCAGAAACCGTCGGATCGGTGTATCCATGACGGGGTTGGCTGAGTTTGTCGAGACTCGGGGTTGGGCTGAACTTCGTAACTGGATGGATGACGGTTATAAATACCTCGCGGTTGTGGATGAGAAGTATTCCAAGTGGCTGGGAATACGAAACTCAATTCGTTTCACAACATTAAAACCTTCAGGGTCGACGGGTCTCATTTCCGGAACTACACCCGGAGTTCACTGGCCAACAACCTCTGGCTATTACCTTAGGCGGATCCGATTCCACAAAACTGATCCACTTCTTGAAGTTCTGGAAAAGGCTGGCTATCATAGCGAGCCAGATGTGATGGACCCTAGTGCTACTGTAGTCGTTTCCTTCCCGACAGAGGGAATTAAGATGCGTTCAGAGCGGGAGGTGTCTATTTGGGAGAAGGCCCAGTTAGCGGCCTTCACCCAGAGGTATTGGGCTGACAACATGGTGTCAGTTACAGTTTCCTTCAAGGAAGGCGAGAAAGACCAGATTGCACCACTGCTACGATCTTTGGCTGGGCAATTAAAGTCCATCTCTTTCCTACCTATCAGTGATGAGGGTACCACTTACAAGCAGGCTCCATATGAGCCGTTGGGGGAGAAAGAGGGGCTTGAATTGATGAGTAAAATCAAGCCCTTAGATTTGGAGAGATTGTACTCTGTAGCAAATGAAGCAGAAGGAGAGATCTTCTGCACAACAGATGTGTGTGAGTTGAAGATAGGAGGATAGATGCCTCGTGGTGGATATCGACCTCTCATAGACAGAGAGTCGATATATCGAACAATCTATGATTATGCCGACCGGAACGGATTTTTGACCGTTACTCAAAGAGAGATGTCTAATATTGTAGGCATGTCCTATCAAGCGATGTCTGAAGTGTTTTCTGAGTTCATCGATATGGGTATGATATCTAAATCTGGTCGGAAATTCCAGATCATGTACGATCCGGATGAAATACCATGGGATGGTAAGTACAAGGCCCTTAGGGCCACATACGTGAAATCAGAATTTTATCGAAATGGAGCAAATTATGGAGCTTAACCCGCTTTTGGTTACTTTAATCACATCACTGTTTATTCCCATTGTGGTTGGTGTTGTGGTTAAGGCAAACGCTTCCACTGCTATCAAGAATGTGGTAATGATCGTTACCACGGGTGTTGTGACCCTCATCAATGCAAATGTGACTGATACCGGCTCAGCGGTGCTCTCAACGGAGACACTGACTTATTGGGCTATTAGTATTGTTGCGACGATCGCCGCTTACCTTGGCTTGTACAAGCCCGTAGAGGCCAATGACAAGCTTCTCCCTAACTTCGGGGTTGGTAAGCCCAACGATTGAAGGGGTGACGGCGAGGCCGCACCAGATAAACCAATCATCTGGGTGGACACAGACAAATCACTTTCACCCGAGGATGGCGATGATCAGCCTCCAGCACCCCCAGAGTGGAACGACGATGGCGGTGAACCAGAAGAGGTGGCCTGATGGCTTTAACAGCTAACGTGGAACAGGTGATCGCTGTAGGTAGGTCACAGCTTGGCTACAGCGAATCACCGCGTGGATCTAACAGAACCAAGTATGGTCAATTCTATGGTTTAAATGGTGCGCCTTGGTGCGCGATCTTCGTCTCTTGGGTATTCTATCATGCTGGTTCGCCTCTAAAGATTTCTACCACCAAGGGCTTTTCTTATTGTCCAGCCGTAGTGGATTACGCCAAGCGTCATGGGATTTGGAAAACCAGTAACCCTAAACGTGGTGATCTAGTTTTGTTTTCGTTTGGTGGTCGTAGGGCTGATCACGTTGGTATTGTGCAGGGGGTTCTTCCAGATGGAAGAATTCATACCCTTGAGGGAAATACTAATATTAGAGGTTCACGCACTGGTGGTGGTGTAGCTGAACAGTACCGCCGCTCAAAGATTTTGGGTTACGTATCCATCAATAGTTCAGGGTCCAGTGCTGTTCGTCAACCTAATCAACCCGTGGATTGGGCAGGGTTACGTCGGATGCTGGGTGCTCAGCTGAGTGGTAGCATGGGTGATGTTCCGGTGCCGATGGGACTAAACACCAAGTCGTTGCATGTGGTGGTAGTCCAGAGAACACTTAATTTGGTTTCAGGAACGAAGCTCAAAGAGGATGGTCACTATGGTCAGGCTACCGCCGATGCTGTAGCGAAGTTCCAAAAGTGGATGAATGCTTTGGGTGCCGGAATAACAGATTTTCCGGGGGCTATTGGTAACACCACTAAGTGGTGGCTGATTGTTTCATTGAATAAGATTCGGGATGGCAAAGCCTAGGAGTCATAATGGCTAGTGCTCAGTCAAGGGGCTGGGGGGCTGGATGGCCTACAAATAGACTAGATGATATGATCTGGGTTAAGGCCCCATTGAGTGGGGCCAAATGGCAGGTTCACCATGAGGTTGCTCCACTCTTGGCTTATATCGTTGCAGAAGCAGAGCGCCGAGGGTACTTGTTCGATTATGGACCAAAAGATCCGGATGATGATTGGGGTTATGCAAACCGCCCTATCGCCGGGACCCGCTCACCCAGTAACCACAGCTGGGGGCTGGCAGTGGACATTGATGCCAGTAGATATCCCCAAGGCCAACGTCGACTTAAGCCACCAGATTGGCTTGTTTACTTGTTTGGTCAATGGGGTTGGTCTTGGGGTGGGGGCTGGTCCAACCCAGACCCCATGCACTTTGAAGTTACATCAACACCAGCACATGTACGTCAACTTGTAGCAATGTTAGCCGCCTCCCATGTTCAGAATAGACCCATCCCGGTACCTCCCGGTACGCCATCACCTTTGAAGCCCCCAACATCTCGTCCTTTGGAGGATCCGATGCAGATCATTCATGTGCCAGACGCACCTAATTTAGTGAATCCTGATACTTGGTTTGGGACAAATGGAATTTCATACCGACCCTTAGCTCCGGGGGAGCCTGATTGGTTGGTTATTTCTGGACTGGTACCGACCCCGAATCGGGGGGCTGATGGCAGCGTACGCCCCGTCCCCATGCCCTACCGCTACTTCACCTTGCTCTCAAGGGCTTGAGATCCTTGACCGAGCCGACTGATTGAGCTATACTTCCCCTCATGAGCGAAGTATTTGAAACACTATTACTAGACACAACAAAGCGACTGGAGAAGATCGGACTTTACACAGAGGCAGCCGGTGTAGGGGGCACACCCCTTAACGAGGATGTTATTGACCAGATTGAGTCGGGGCAAATCTCTGAGAGGGATGCTATCAGGAGCGGTGTAGCAGAATTTTCACTTTACATCAGCTGTCGGATTGGTGACGTGGCTTGGTCTGACCGGGTGCTAAATCCCGAGGATCATAAGATTAAGCAAGATTTCGAAAAGCTAACCATCAATACCGAGGTTGAGATGACCAAGGATGAGATCTCTAGGGCTTTAGAGGATTGGGATGAGTGAGGAAAACCCTCCCGAGAAATACCCCACTTACCCGAAGGTAAAAGCGCTAAGGAGGCGGCAATCTTTGGCTCTCCAAGCTGGAGAGGTTTGGTCAACCCCCGACACCGGGGCGCGTGAAAGGTTGGTGACTCTCTTGAGTCATACTGACCCACATATGGATGGGACGACAACGATTCAGTGCCGGAAGAATATTAATTCACCCGGTCAAGTTAGTGTAACCGTTCCGAACTTATTACTAGCTGATATTGCCGAAGCGATTGGTTGGGGCTTTGAAAGATGACGTTAATTCAAGCATCTCTGGAGAGGTTGGAGTCCTCTGGTCACCGTACTGATGGGTTCCTTGAGGCATACAATGAGCCACATCGCGTGTATCATAACCTTGATCATATACATGATGTCCTCCTCTCCATAACCGAAATGAGTAATCTATTTAAGTTTCCTCGGTGGGTGCAGGATGATTTAGAGTTGGCAGCTTGGTACCATGATTTTGTTTACGAGATTGGGTCCGTCGATAATGAGGAGAGGTCCGCACAAATTGCCTTACAGCGGACGAAAGATTCATCAATTTCTTATGCGGTTAAGACCACCTCTCTGCACGAGCAGCCTCTGACCTTTTGGGGTGCATGTCTTCTGGATGCAGATCTTCGTGGTTTGGGTGCAACTAGGTCAGAGTATTTAGATAACAGAGATCGGGTGCGAGCAGAGTATGGTAATCCCCCTGAAGAATTGTGGGTGAGGGGTCGGTCGGCCTTTCTGACAACTTACCTAAACAAACCGGTATTGTTTCATACTTCGTGGGGGGCACGGTACGAAGAACAAGCTCGTTCTAATATGATCCAGGAGCGTAGAGATTTGGAGGCGTGACAGTGAACTATAGGTTTTTCGAGCTAGGTGCTACTGTATCCTCTAGGTGTGGATCTTGAATTAGAGGGCGTGCAACTTGTGGCTCGTTTGGAGCCTTGGACCCCTAGGCTTCATTTTGAAGATAGGAAAGCATTGTTCGAAGAAATAATGGAGTCCAATAAAACCTACAAGCAGCTTTCCCCCGAAGAGAAGCAGAGCGTCATTGCGATGGTTCAAAGAAGTCTCTATTTGGCGGCGGATCATGTGGATGAGTGGATTCCTGATGCATTTAGAGAATCAGACTACGATCAAAAGATTGTAGTTGAGTTACACCTACTGAATGCCCAAGTTGAGGCTGAGGTTTATGACCGCAAGACTCTAACCTCCAAGAGGTTATCTGAGATTGCTGAGTCTATAGAGTCTGACCTGAATGAGTTGGAGGGTTAATGAAGCCTTCCACTGCTAAGTCAAAGGGTCGCGAAACTGAGCAAGCTTGGGTTGATTTCCTCATTGGAAATGGGGTTCCCCTAGCTGAGCGTCGGCGTCTTAATGGGGTGGAGGACCGGGGGGACATCGCTGGATGGGCTGCTCCAGATAATTCTTGGCGGGTAGTTTCGGAGGTAAAGTCCGGGGCGGTCCTAAAGATTCCAGAATGGTTGCGAGAGTTGGATGCCGAGGTAACTAACGATGATGCCAATACGGGCCATATCGTCGTAAGACCTAAAGGTAAACCAAATCCGGTGGATTGGTTTGTGGTCATGGATGTACCAGGGTTCATTGATCTTATGGCCGAGGCAGGGTTTATTCTATGATAGATGCAGTAGGGGAGACCTTGTTGGTGGGCGACGAGGTTATTGCTATTGCTACCACGAAGACGAATCAGACTCTATACAGAGGTACTGTAGTGGGGTTTCAGGGAAACTGTGTTTCAGTGAGGGTGGATAAGTTGCACGATGATGTGAAGACACAATCTTTTCCACAAGTAGGTGACGAGAAGCGTATTTGTGTTTCTCATAGGGTGATCAAGGTATGAAACTGACGATTGGGTGCCCAGTTTATAAGAGGGGGTGGGTCCTCCCAGAATGGAACCAGCGCGTTCTTTCATCTGTTTATGAGATGAATCAAGAGGTCGATTTGTCATATGTTTTTGTGGCCTCAGATGAGGATGTCGAAACAGTTGAGATGCTGGCGTCCTTTGATACAGAAACTCGGATCAAGGTTTTGACCGAAGATAGGTCCTCAGAAAAGAGGCAGTGGGGTCCGCCTAGGTATGAGCATCTTGTCTCACTGAGGAACCACCTTTTGGCTGAGGTCCGAGACATTCAGCCTGACCTGTTTCTATCCCTAGACTCAGATGTATTACTGGCTCCCAATGCGATTAGTAGTGCAATCGACGCTTTTGAAGATGATACTTGGGCCGTTGGATTAGCTTTGTACATGACAGAAATAGGGACAGGCCACCCATCTAATGGTACTTGGAGTGATGGCAATTTTGGTCGCTACACTAGGCGTAATTTCGATGACATCATTACCTGTGATATCATCATGGCCGGGAAGCTGATGTCACCTAAGGCTTACAACGTGGATTATGAGTATCACCACTGCGGGGAAGACTTGGGGTGGTCTAGGGCCGTGAAGCAGGCTGGGGGCAAGTTCCGCTGGGATGGTCGAGTCAAGAATAAGCATGTTATGAGACCAGAGATGTTGTCTCGTGTAGACCCGAGGGCGGGGTTCTAAATGTTGGATATTCAACTCATTGTAGTAAATTATCACACAGACGATCTACTACAGCGATTTATCGATTCATATGTAGAATTTTACCCGAGTTGTAGATCTGATCTGCTTATCGTAAACGTTGATGCTGATGGGCACCATAAGTTTGAGTCACACGGATTCAGTGTCGTGAATGATTTGGATAACTGTGGTTATGCTCGGGCCTGTAATTGGGGTGCATACCTGAATCAAGATCGAGCAAGAAACCTCGCCTTCTTTAATGCTGATACACGGTTTGTTGATAACAACTGTGTTGACTATTGTGTGGACTTCTTGGATTCAAATGACAATGTTGCTGCTGTTGGACCACTGCAATACTCTTCGCAAGGGAAGGTAACGCATGGTGGAATTTTTGGAGACAACACAAGTGTAGTGTTCCGCGGGTGGCAAAAGCCTCCATCTGACCAGTACAGAAACAATCAACCAGCAGTAACTGTCTCTGGTTCCGCATACTTCACTAAGTCTGTCGTCTGGAAGGAAATGCATGACTGCCACATCTTCAGAGAGCAGTTCCCGTCAGCACTAGGTGCCTTCCCTCCTTTTAAGATGTATTATGAAGAAACATCGTATTCGTATCACGTTCGTGATCACGGGTACGATGTATGGTATGTGGGTGAGGCTGAGATGATCCATGAACACGCCAAGAGTCCTGAGTCTGATCTCAGTAGAAGCATGAATGAAAGTAGGATGGGCTTCAGGAAGTTCATGGATGCCCACGGGATCGCTCATGACTGATCCCAACTTTACCAAATTTGGGAAAGTTTAGCCAGAATGAATTCCATTTCGGTGATCATCGGAACTTTCGGAGATGACTCTTGGCGGACACTGGCTGAGCGAGCACGGATGTCTGCTGAGGAACAATCCGTCCGCCCTGATGAAATCATCATGTCCCACGAACCTTCATTGAGTTTGGCTCGCAATCGGCCAGCGGAGAGAGCCGTGGGGGATTGGTTGATTTTTTTGGACGCCGACGATCAGTTGGACTACAGCTACATTCAGGCAATGAAGGATCGAATAGTCGAATTAAGTGGAGAAAATTATCTGATCCAGCCATCTACGCTTGGGGTCGTGGATGGAGTAGAGGACGACGAACCAGTTCTGATTCCATCCAAGGATATCCACATGGGAAATTGGATGGTCATTGGGACAGCGGTGAGACGTGATGTGTTCCTAGATGCTGGAGGCTTCCCCGACCTTCCTTGCTGGGAGGATTGGGCGTTATGGGCGCAATGCATTCATAATGGGGCAAAGACCGCAATCTGTCCTAGGGCTATTTACCGGGTCAATGTACACCCTGGTAGTCGGAATGATCCCACTCAACAACAAGCTCGTGCGGCCGTGCAATATGTTCAGGGGATTTTTAGATGAAGATTCATGGAATAGCGGTCATGAAAGATGAAGAGAGTCGTTACCTCAAGTCCTGTTTAGAGTGGAATTCTGGATTTATCGATGATCTTTTTATTTACGATGACCGATCTTCGGACAATTCAGTAGAGATCGCAGAAGAATATGGGGTTGTTGCGGTCAGGTCTATGAATGAACCATCGTTCATGGAACATGAAGGTCGCTTCCGTCAAGCTGCGTGGGAGTCGTTCGAGGCCACGATGAAACCTTCATTAGGAGACTTCTGTCTCTCTTTTGACTTGGATGAGTTTTTGACGCTAAGACACACAAGCGACCCCGAGGCGGTTAGGGGTGTGTTGGATAACATCACCTCTCGGTCGGGTGGGTACATTAGCCAGGAAATCCCCTTTGCTGAAGTCTTTGATGTGAGTGCATCCGGTCAGCCTTTTGTACGGACGGATGGGTTCTGGGGGAAGATCCGAGCTTCTCGGTTTTTCGCCTACAAACCGGACGGTCGGTTTGCTGATCTCCCCATGGGTTGTGGCTCTGTTCCCATGTACGTAGTTCATGGTTCAACCATATCCTCTTCCAAGGATTTAACATTTCTTCATTATGGCTATGCGGTGTTTGAGGATAGGGCCGATAAATACGATCGCTACACTTCTCTAGAAGAGAACGGGCACAGTTCTCAGCATATCCAGAGCATTCTAACGAAGCCGGAGTTGGCAAAATGGACCGGACCACATCCTGATCTTGTCTGAATTAAACAAACAACATCCGTTAGAACTGTAGAGGATCTATGGCTGCAAAAAAGACAGAATTTGATATTGCTGACATTCTAGATGATGAGCCAGATGAGAGCCTTGATGAAGCAATCCTAGTCACTGGGCCATCTGGATCTAAGTATCCCGTGTTCAATGAACATGAAGCCCATCACTACGAATCCCTTTCCGAGCGGTATCAGAGCGATAATATCTTTGTGAATGTTTCTGATATTCAGGAATTGGATCGTATTTTGATGATGGAGTTAATGACGTACCGTTGGGGGACTTGGCTTATTCAAGAGATGGATTACTCCGGAAAGAAAGTCAATGCCCAAGAACTACAAAGATCCATTGCGACTTATTCAAAAGAGATTCGCGAGATCAAGAGGGATCTTGGGATGGACAAGTCGACAAGAGATCGTGATGGCGGGGAGTGCCATACGGCTGATACAGAGGTCTTAACAGATCAAGGATGGAAGTTTTTTAGTGACTTAAATGGCACAGAAAGAGTAGCTACACGATCTAAGGATGGAGAGTTCGAGTATCAGCTTCCTTTGGAATACTTTGAGTATGATTACGATGGCGATATCTATTTTTATGAAACTAAGTATTATAATTTTGCCGTCACTCCAAATCATAGGATGCTTCTTCGTAACCTGGATGGGAGTGAGAAGTTTGCGGAAATTCGCGAGTTAAATGCCGCCAAAAAGTCGTACAGTTTGGTGAAACGAGCTAAGGTCGCAGATAGATCGGGTGGCCTAATTGGATTTCCTACGTCGATTGATCAGATTGATAAAAACCTCATTACGGGTCCGTTTTCTCCCGCAGAGGATGAGTATATACTTAATCACTATGCGACCACGAACACTCTAACGATGTGTCGAGAATCTGGTCGATCCGTCACACAGCTACGCAGGAGGGCGCGCAGGCTTGGCGTCAAGAGGCAGAGATTTGATCGTGTGAAGGCTGCCAAAGAGAACGTTCTTCAAGAAATCCCGAGAGAAAAATTTGCGAAGTTTCTTGGATTCTGGTTGGCTGAGGGTACAAAAATTACATCAGACAATCAGGTGCTAGTCGAAGTAAGTCAGGTGAAAGATATCGGGATCGGATGGGCCGATAAAATGTTTATGGACCTGGAATGGTCTTATAGACGAAAAGAAAAGGGAGATGAGGTCGAGTGGGCACTTTTCAACCGTGAATTGGCTCAGTATCTAGTGAGCTTACAGCAGGGGGGGCTCCACTTCCCGGAAGAAGCGTTGACAACTTGGTCCATAGCAGAGAAAGAAGCTCTTTTGGAGGGATTGTGCGTGGGTGATGGAGGGTTAACTACGGGTTGTGGGTGGGAGTCTCCGTGCGGTATCAAATTTCATGCCTTTTATAGTTCTAGTCTAAGGCTTATAAATCAAGTCCAGGCTCTGGCAGCTCAACTGGGAGTAGCTGGTAAAGCTAAAATTATAGCTTATACGGGGGAGCCTACGGGCAACGGTGCGGTTAGTAATTTTGACATGTGGAGTTTAAGTTTTAGAACTACGGAAACCCAAACATATAATACTCAGAATGTTAGGGTAAGTCCATACAAAGGAAAGGTTTATTGTCTGGCGGTACCCAATGAAACTCTGTTAACTCGCAGGAATGGATGCGTTTTGTGGTCTGGTAATTCTATTTCGGGCTATTTGGAAAACTTGAGGCTTAGAGCTAAAGAGTTTGGCATAATGAGAAATGAGCAAGCTGTCCGTGCGATTAATATCCTTATGGAAGCAAAGGGATATATTACCCTATATCGTAATTCTAATGATGCAGAAAGACGGGAGTTTAACTCCAGTCCAGAAGAAATTTTAGCGTGGTTTGAGACTAAATTTGATGAATTCGAAGAGATCGACGCCGCTCTACGTGAAAATCAAAAGTACTGGATTCACGACATAGCGAAAGTCTGAAATGGCAGATAAAAAGTCTTGGGATGAACGCTTTGATGCTATCGTTGGTGAATTTCCCCAAATAGAGAATTTTAATTGGGAAACTGCCATGAGCGGGGATGTGGATTTATTCACTGATTTGCTTCACGATGTGATTAAGACATCTCGGCCCGGAGGTAAGCAGGGGAAGCGACCAAAGCTTTCTCGTTCGGAAGCTTCCGAGCGACTAAACCAACTTGCTGGAGAAGATTTCACCGAACTGTGTTTTGCTGATGCATTCGCTGCACTCAAGGGCGCTCGTTCAATCCGCCATACTGCAAGTAAATGCGAGATAGATAGAAACGTTGTGTATGACCTCCTGAGGGGAAAGAAACAACCAACGTTCAAGTTGATGGAGCAGATTGCCACCTCCTTTGGGAAGGACCCCAGCTTTTTTCTGGAATACCGGGTGGGGTATGTCACCAGTAAACTGAACACGTTTTTGTACAACTCTCCTGATACGGCCACTCTTTGGTTCAAGAACTTTTACCGGGAATTTATCAAGGTTAAGTAAGGAAGCCATGTCCAAGGTTTTTTCGGCTCTAACTGAAGAAGAGTGTTATCTTTATGCTTTGATGCAGGACGCGTCTGGTATAGATCAGATGGAATTTTGTATCTACGATCCGGCATTTGAGATGCAAGAGAAGGATGGATCTCATACACGGGGTTTATTCAGGGCGTGGCCATTTCAGGTTCCTTGGTGGAGGAACCGTGATCCTCTTGTGATTTCCCAAGGGTCTCGTAGCTGCGGGAAGTCTCAGTCTGTTGTGGCATCAGCCTTGGCTTTCCCTTTTGTGTTTCCCGGCCAAGAGATGATGATCACCGCTCCTGAGTCCATTCACTTGACTACGCTGACAGATAAGATCGAGACCCTGTTTGTCAACAATCGGATCCCTAGAGAACTGCTGGTGCGTGGTTCTCATGGCATCAAGCACAAGCCATTCATCATGAACTTCAAGAATGGCGCTGTTATCATGGGGAAGATCCCTCAGCGAGATGGTAAGGGTGTAAAGGGATCACACCCTACTATTCTTATGCAGGATGAGTGTTTCCCTGCTGGGACGCTAGTTCTAACTAAGCAAGGCTACCTTGAAATTGAAAAAATAGAGGTTGGCACTGAAGTTTGGACTCATAAAAATCGATGGAGGAAGGTCAGTAAGACCTTTGACCGTGGACCTCAGGATATGGTTATGGTGAGGGGGATGGGTCACCCGGGGTTGGTCTGTTCATCTAATCATAAATTCTGGGTCACGTCTGAAACGGATCCTCCATCCATGAAGCCAGCTAACGAGTTAGAGCCAGGGGATTATTGGGCTACCCCCATGAGACTAAATTCCTCGCTGTTCTCCAGTTCTCAATTAGAGAAAGGGGCGTGGCATGGTCTCTTTAGGGGTTTGAATTGTGGTGATGGGAGATACACCACAACCTCTAAGAAGTTAGCATTTGAGGTGGCTCACTTAGCCAATATCTCGGATTTTCAGGGCGTTGAGATTCATTTCAATGACCCTTTTTACACAGTAATAATGTCACTGACATCAGACGAGACATATGTTTATGACGAGAAGCGGTGGCGACAGATTCGTAGTGTGAAATCGCTTGATGAGCAAATGGATTGCTTTGATTTAGAGGTGGAAGATGACCACTCCTTTTTGGTGGAGGGCAATTTTTGTAGTAACTCGCAAGATTACCCAGCACAGGGCTGGGAGGAGTTGGTAGAAACTGTCCGTCAGGGGGTTGAGGGAGCTCAGTGGAAGGTTTTTGGTGTGACCCGTGGGGTGAGGGATAAATTCTACGAGTACTCAACATCAGATAATTGGACAGTGTTTAGGCTGCCAGCAATGCTCAGACCTACATGGACAGATGAAGAAAGGGCTTTGAAGGAGAAGCAGTATGGCCGAGCTGATTCCCCTGGGTACCGAAAGAACGTTTTGTCACTGCATGGCGACCAAGATAGTGCCATATTTGTTCTTAGCAGATTAATGCTTTGCGTTGACTCGGATCAGTCTTCGAATTACAACGAGAATGAATACTGGAACATTTCTTTTGATGATTCGGATGTTAAGTTTGTTGATGGGGAAATTCTCAATCTGATCAATCCACCCGGTAGCCATGCTAAGTATCGAAACTTCTGGATTGGGATGGACGTAGGATTCTGCGTCGATGAACAAACAGAAATTTTAACAAAGAGGGGGTGGCTTAAATATCACGAAATAATCATTGGCGTGGACGAATCCCTTGCCATTAACCCGGAAACTCATAAGTCAGAATGGCAGACAATCACCGATCTATATGTAGATACTGGCCGTTTCCCGATGGTATCTATGAAGGGGCAATCGTTCGACAGTTACACCACCCCTCATCATCGTTGGCTCGTTCAGAATAGTTCTGGTAACTGGAAATGGAAGACCACGGAAACTCTGAATAGCAAAGAGAGCATCCCCCTAGCAGTTGATCGTGGCGATTCCCCTCTTACTAAAACCTATTCTGACGATTTCGTCGAATTGGTTGCGTGGATTTTTACTGAAGGAACCTACTTGGGGTATGATTCCTTCAATGTGTCCCAGTCCGTTACAGCTAACCCAGAAAATACAGAACGAATTTTAGCACTCTTTTCTAGGTTGTTCGGTGAACCCGGATTTGCTAGAGATGGTGCAAAGTGGAGGGAGAGTTGGCGGTTCGAGGATATGACTTTATATGCCACCGTCCAAACTAAGGCATCCCGGGAGATTGGTTTGAGTGAGGTATTCCTTGATGTTCGAGAGAAGGAATTGGATCCACGATTTTTGGTGAGTCTCACGCTAGATCAACTCAACCTTTTCCTAGAGGTCTGTAACCTTGGTGATGGGTGGGTGACCCGAGGTGGCCATCGTAAGATTGAACAGCGGTCTCTACCTAGAATCAAGAATTTTGAGATGGCATGTGCTCTTGCTGGTAAAGCCTGCTCTACGTCCAAGGGGCCAAACGACGCGCGAGACAGATGGCATACTAGTGTACTACATAGTCAATTCTGTTATCCGGTGGCAGCTGCCAGGATGCCTTCCCTGACTGACCAAGGAATGACTATCCAGAGGGATAATAATTTCTTTGGTACAATTTGGTGTCCTACATTAAAGGGACATAATTGGTTAGCTCGCCGTAATGGGTCGATCTACTTCACCGGGAACACGTTAGCCCCGTCTGCTATTTGTATTTTCTCTGAAATCTCGGAAAAAAGAGATCAGCCTCCAATACTTAAGCTGTTGGGCCGCATCGAGATGAAGAGAATCAAAACCAAAGATCAGGCGAAGTTGATCCTGCATCTCATTGACACCTACCGACCGCTGGCCTTTGCAATGGACTCAACCGGGGTCGGGTTACCCTTGTTTGAGACGATCCAAGAAGAGGCAAGGGAGAACCCTAATCTGTCTACGATGGTTGAGAGGATCAAGGGGTATAACTTCAGCCAGAAAGTGATAGCTGAATTTGATGATACAGTAACCATTGACGAAGATGACCCTGATGGGTACAAGAAAGCGGAGATTAGGAGGTCAGTACTGGAACATAGTACTGACATCCTGAGGCAGCTTGTTGACGATCACAGGCTAAGTCTTCCTTGGGACAGGGACCTTATTGCTGAATTTCAGGGGCAATCCTTCACCTATTCGAAAAGTGCGATTGATCAGTATGGTAGACGCAAGATCTTCTCCCTCGGAAGCTTCCACTCGTTGGATGCGTGTCGAATGGCTGCTTTGGCTTATCGCCAGAACGCTATCGAACAGCTTGTCAAGAATCAGGAAAAGACTTGGGAGGCTCCTGACCCCATCTTCATCGGATGAGGTGGTTCCCTACATAGACTGTTTTTTCTGTGGGTCAAGCAACGCATATCCAATACAGCGGCATCATGTGCAGCTGTATATGTGTTCATGGTGCTGTTTTATTTCTCGGGTCGAATTGTCCTATGTGGAGGGGTCATCAGATTTATTCAATACTACGCTGAGAAAGGGTCCTATAGTTATTGATCTTGGCCCATTGAACTACTATGAGTGTCTTGCTTTAGCAATGGAACTTCACCATATTGGGGTAGTTAGAGATGTAAGAGGTGCTGAACGTTGGGTTCTCAATCGATTATTTATGAATGGCGCACGGAAATTATAGGTTACTTGGAGGAAATGTATGGTTTCCGGGAGATGGATCAGCCGTTAGAAATTCTGAGAAAGCTTTCCGCTTTCAGTGCTAGAGCCTCATATATGCGCAATATCACTATTCGGTCCAACAATAAGGAAGCTTCGGCTTTTAGGCTAGAAGAGGTTGACCCCTTCCTGCGTGAAGCAGAGTTTCAATTCAAGGTCTGGTCCAGAGTAGCTGCTATCGGCACCCAAGAATGGGAGATGTCAAGGAGCTAACATGGAGATCGAAGAATACGATACTGCGACTGGTGAAGTGGTTGTCATCAATGAGTCGGGACTACCTGATTCAGATGTTATTCCTGCAATTCGGGAACAGATTCGAGCACCAGAGATTGCTGCCATTTCTCGCTGGGTTTCGTCTAATTCTGGTGGGAGTTATCGGCAACGCAAACAGGGAACATTGTTCGACCGGGATCGGTTCGCCACCCCAGAGTTGATTTTTGACAAGTTCCGCACAGCAGCAGACGCCGCCCGAGTTGATGATGTCGTAGCTGGGGTTTGTGAAACAACCGAACAGCTTGCATTTAAGCGATTGGCCGTTGAGTGCGATGATCTTCAACAGGAGGACATTTGGAACCAGATCGTTGAAGAGATGGATATCGCTCAGCGGATGAGGGAAATTTGGCGTGAACTGTTCACAATCTCACAGTGCTACCCAGCTATTTTGTGGCAGAACAAGACTTACACAGTTCGTGGGAAGACCCCCAACGGGACCAAATCCAAGAAGAAGTTCACCATCAAGGTTCCGCGTGGGATTACACTATTAGACCCTTGTAAGGTCATTCCCGTTGGGTCCTTCATGTTTGGGGACGAGAAGTTAATTTACCTGGCTGGGCCAGGGGAAGCTAAAAATCTAGATGAATCCCTTGCGAACAAGAACTCATCCGATCTGGTTGTTAAAACCCTATTCAAGGGCCGATATGATTTGAGCCCTTCAGAAAAGGAACTCATCCAAGAAATAACTGGTGAGTCAGTTTTGATGGGTGTAAACGCGTTTGAACTTGACCCTGACAATGTGTGGCGCATTACAGCTACAAGACCGGATTATCAGCGATTTGCTGACGTTCGGATGGAATCCGTTTTTGAGTTACTAGATTTGAAGAATCAACTCCGCCAGATGGATCGAGCCAGTCTGATCGGGAGCACTAACGCCATCATCTTGGTCAAGCGTGGTTCTGATGATCACCCAGCAAAGCAATCCGACCTTCAGAGGTTAGCCACCCAAGTGGGTGGCACTGCCCGTCAGCCCATTTTGGTAACAGACCATACTGTCGAGGTGGAAATTATTACGCCTAAGACAGATAAGACTCTTGCTGCTGAACGTTATAACGCTCTTGATTCTCGTATTACATCAAGGTTGTACCAAATCTTGGCCTCCGGAAATTATTCGAGTGGGACGGCAGCAGACAACTCTATTAAGTTATTTCAAGTTATTTCAGCTTCGATGGAGGCCCGCAGAGACACCATTCGAGACAGCATTGCGAAACATATTCTTAAGCAGATTTTCGATAAAAATGATGTGTTCACCGAGGAACCCAAACTTCAGTTCTACCCACGGCGGATTGCCCTTGCTTTCGATCCGAACATCGCCACATTCATGATGGATCTAAGAGACGCCAGGGATCTTTCCAGGGACACGATGCTGGCTGAGTTGGACATTCTGGAAGCAGATGAGGCTGTGAAAGTACAGCGGGAGAATGAGTTCTACAACGAGATTTTCCAAGCTGAGCAGATTGAAGCCGAACAGCGGTCTTTGGATGAGAAGCAAATGGGTGAAGGTTCCCCTGATAATGCCCCCTCCGGTCCTGCTCCCACATCTCAGCGTGTAGCTGGCCGTCGTGGTGGTGGTCGAAAGAATGGTGGGGGAATGAATAGGGAATCCCAGCGTACCAATCCACCTCGGGGAGATGATAAGACCCCTAGGGAAAAATGAAGGTTCTAGTTGCTTGCGAGTTCAGTGGGGTTGTTAGGGACGCCTTCATAGAAAGAGGACACGACGCTCTTTCTTGCGATTTCTTGGATTCAGATAGACCCGGCCCTCATTACCAAGGTGATGTTAGGGATATTCTCGGTGACGGATGGGACCTGATGATAGCCCATCCCCCCTGCACCTTCTTGGCTGTTTCTGGCGCTAGGTGGTTTAAGGACAGAGAGATAGAGCAGCAAGAGGCCCTTGAGTTCGTGGCGCTGCTGTTAACCGCAGAAATACCCAAAATAGCCTTAGAGAACCCTGTAGGAGTCATTTCATCACGGATCAGGAAACCTGATCAAATCATTCAACCTTGGCAATTCGGTGAGGACGCATCCAAGAAAACCTGCTTGTGGCTGAAGAACTTACCAAAACTGGTTTCAACTGATGTGATCCAGAAGAAAGTGTACGCAAACCAGACCCCATCCGGACAGAACAAGCTGGGGCCTTCTCCAGACAGAGCCAAGCTCAGGTCTATCACATACATGGGTATTGCAAATGCCATGGCTGATCAATGGGGTTAGTGAGTCGTTAATTTCTCGGAGGTCCAATTATGTCAATTGTGGTTGAGTCAGATGATGCTGTGTTCATTTCGAGTCTAGCTCGACTAGTTGATGATGATCGTGACGTTGCTTCAGATTGGGCTGGTAAGCACATCAAGACCAATAAGTTCATTAAGTGGGTTATTGGTCGCTACGTTGAAGCTGACAACGCCAATAGAAACGGTCAATACTGGACCCTCAAGGATCTCCAACTAAAGCACGATACTGTACACCATACTCCTATGAATATGGGTCATCGCCAACATGACGTAGTTGGAACAGTTGTAGCCTCTGAAATGATTTATCCCTCTGATGAGGGGAATCCATATGTGGAGACTGTCGGAGCCTTTTGGAAATACTATTTCCCAAACGAGTTAGAGCAAATTGAAACAGCCTACAAAGCAGGTAACCTCTGGGAATCAATGGAAGCAATCTCAGATACAATTACTTGTGTTGGCGAGGGCTCCTGTGGGGAAAGTTTCCAGTACCAGGGACCAATGAGCGACAGCTACTGTCAGCACATTCAACAGCATCAAACTTATCGACAGATGGATAATCCACACTTTCTGGGGGCGGGGTTGATTATTCCCCCCGATAGACCTGGATGGTCTAATGCTGAAATCAAAGATATGTCCAAGTTGACCACTGATGAACAAAAAGAGGAACTACTTGCTTCTATCGCTATTGAGGCCCCCCATCAGAGTCCCGCTCAATGGGAAACTGTTATGTGGGCCTTACAGTTTGATGCTTTAGCGGATCAATTAGCTACGGCAAAAGAGCAAGAAGAGTACCGGACCCCACCCAGCTTAATTTCTATGTATGTAGCTAATCAGTTTCTAGCGACTTCTTGGGAATAAGCCCAAGACAGAAATCTACAATTTTAACAGGTGGTGTCGTTAATTTGGCAGGCGTCTGAAAGGTGTTTGTATGACTACTCTCAAAGAGCAGCATGACCAGCTAATGGCTATCAAACCTGATGATGTCGCCCATGATGAAGCTAATTGCAGCTTCTGTAGTGGAACCGTTACCGTTCAAACAAATCCCGAAGGGGGTGACATGAAGACCTATACTGAAGATGAATTTACTGCTGCTGTCAAAGAGGCTGTTACTCCCATTCAGGAAGCTGCCAATCTCAAGGTAGCTGAACTTCAGGGGAAGCTTGATGAACTGACCACCGAGTCAGAGAAGGCTGAACTTGATGGTCAGATTGCTGAGATGCAGAGTGCTCTTGATATCGCAGATGCCAAGGTAGCTGCTGCGGAGAAGGCTCTTGCAGACACCTTGAGTTATTTCGATGAGCTTGAGGCTGCACGTCTTGAGGCTGAGCGTCTTGAGGGCCTGAAGGCCTCTCGGCGTGATGCTGTGAAGGATGCTGCGTCCTTTAGTGACGAAAAGATCGATGAGAAGATCGATCGTTGGGTTGCGATGTCCGATGAGGACTTCGATTCTTTCCTAGACGATCTTCGAGCAATCGTCCCTGCGGCAACCGCTTCTGAGACCGAGGTTTCGACCGAGGATGAGGTTGAGAAGGTCGCTGAGACTGCTGTCGAGAACGTTCGTTCCGAGCGTTCGAATGTTTCGGTTGCATCGGACGTTTTTGACGCCCGCAATCGTGGCATCAATATCCGTGAAATCCACATCTGATTTTAGAAAGGAGGGTTGAATATGTCCTCATATGGTCGTAACTTTGATTTTCGGGTTACTCCGAAGGGTGGGCAGCGTCAGGCGCGTTACTACAACGCTGGTGCGACTGCTATTCCAATCGGGGCACCCGTCGTTCTCTCGGGAGGCAATGACGGTCTAGGTCGTCAGGGTCTTCAGCTAGCTACCGGCGCTCAGGATAAGCCTTTGCCTGGCAAGGGTGGCATTGTTGTTTATGAGCACCTGAACGTCAATGGGCTAGATCCCGTCCAGAACACCTACTCAGATGTTGACACCGCACCGGCAGCTAAGGCTTGCCAGCTTATCAGTGGTGAAGATGTCAAGGTAGTCCTCAAGAACACCACCGAAGATACATTCCTCTTCCGCAGTGACTATCCCGCAACTCGTAAGATGGTGGCGGGGATTGGTCAGGCAACCCCTACGGTTGCCGCTGGAGACATGCTAACCCCCGGCACTGGCAGTGATTCTGCTGGTTATTGGGCTGAGACTTCAACAGCCTCTGAAGCATGGCTGATTGTTACATCCGTCAACAACGATACGGGCGAGGTTGAAGCCCGTCTGAACTTCTGAGGAGGTGTCTGATATGTCTCGTTACACTATTCATGGTAATAGCTCCGCAACCTCTGAAGAGAAGGAGGCTCTGGGGCGTAAACTTCAGGCACTGAACGAGGAAGCTCGACTCAACATCGACAACGATCAGTGGCTACATGACCGTGCTCAGGAGATGAGCAACACGGTTTACAAGGGATTCACTCACGAGAACATCATTTCGCTGTTCTCTAACGTAGTCAATGCTGCGATGGGTGAGCGGGTCACATGGTCTGAGGTGCGTGGTCTAAAGGCATTCTGGCTTGCACGCGGTGGTTACATCGAAGCATCGACCGTTCATCGTGAGACTGCTGAGATCGAGGGTGACATTCTCGGGTTCCATGTTTATGAGTTCCTGGATAAGCTGGAAGCAAACTTCGGTGAGACTGCGTCTACCCTCATCGACCTCGGCATTCAGCGCATGGATGCTGCCATCAATCAGCGGTTCCTGACCGTCCTTCAGGCTGCGGTTGGTTCGGGTCACCCGAACTACCACTCGGGTTCTGGCGTTTCAATTGCAACGGTCTCTGATGCGATCGCTGCTGTTGAGGATGCGTCCGATTCGGGTCAAATCGCAATCGTTGGTCGCCCCACCATGACTCGTCAGATCATGCATGACCTGATGGGCACCTCTTACAACGGTTCAGGGTTCATCCCCGAAACCAATGAAGACATGGTTCGGCGTGGCGTTCTCGGTTCGTTCCTGGGTGCAAACATCGTTGCTCTCAAGAACTACAAGGACGAGAACAATGATGCGTTCTTCCCTGCGAATGAACTGTTCGTGGTTGCACCTGATTCTTCCACTACAGTTTTCTGGGGTGGATTGAAAAGCGCTGACTGGATCGAGCAAGAAAATGACTTCTGGCACTACCGAGTTCGGCGTGAAGTCGGCATGGTTGTGCGGGATTCGTCTCGTTTGGCTCGTGTGGTCGATACTTCTATCGCTGCCTGATTTCTCTAAATCAGCGTTGCCTCATGGAAGCCGCCTTCGGGCGGCTTCCATAGGTTTTGGGACGGGGGGCGTCAAGTAGAGTTGTTGCTATGCGTAAGAATCTCATTACGATCTTTGGCGAGAGTGCCCCGCCAGCCGTACTCCATGTGACCCTGATGGGGGTTCATCAACCATGACATCTATACCACTATCGGCGTAAATGTTGAAGCGGTACCGATACAGGGCTTATCCAACAAAAGGGCAAATAGACCCGATAGCCCGCCTGTTTGGATGTTGTCGCGTAGTGTTCAATGATGCATTGATGGCACGCGAAACCGCACGACGTGACGGAGAAAAGGTCCCAAACCGGGGTGAACTATCCGCCATGCTGACCGAATCGAAGCGAACACCGGAACGGGCGTGGCTGGCTGACGTGTCTGCTGTACCGCTTCAACAGGCGCTAGCCGACCTCAACAAGGGCTACCGAAACTTCTTCGATTCTTTAACCGGGAAACGCAAAGGTCCTAAGATACGTCCACCACGACTCCGGCGTCGATCGAACCGTCAGTCAGCGCGGTTCACCCGCAACGCTTTTAGGGTAATTGAAACAACTCACGGGGTCGGCCACGTAGCGTTGTCCAAGATTGGTCGCGTCCGATTCAATTTGTCGCGGCCGTTACCGTCAGAACCGTCGAGTGTGACACTAATACAGGAACCGGATGGGCGTTACTACGTGTCGTTCGTAGTGGAAGTCGCCCCGGTTGAGCCGCCGCCAGCAAACACGGTTGTCGGTGTAGATGTGGGGCTGACCCACCTGGCTTGCATTGTTCGTTCTGACGGCACCCGTGAACGTATCGAAAACGCTCGCCATTTCCGCAAAGCGGAACGCCGCCTCGCCCGAGCACAACGTGACCTGTCACGCAAACAGAAAGGATCAAAAAACCGAGCCAAGGCGCGCAAACGGGTAGCTACGCACCACCGGAAAGTCCGGGAGGCCCGCCTCGACCATCATCATAAGCTCGCCCTTCGTCTTGTCCGTGAGAACCAAGCGGTAGCGATTGAGGGACTGAACGTGAAAGGACTGGCTCGCACCCGTTTGGCTAAATCCGTTCACGATGCAGGTTGGGGCATTTTGTTCCGCCTTGTCCATGAGAAAACGGCCGAGTATGGTCGAGAGGTTTATGTCGTTTCGCAGTGGGAACCAACTTCACAGGTTTGTTCTGTGTGCGGAACGCTTGACGGAAAGAAACCACTGTCGGTTCGAGAATGGACGTGTAGTGGTTGCGGCACCCGGTTGGATCGGGATTACAACGCCGCTGTGAACATTGTGGTCGCCGCTGGGCTAGCGGAGACTCTAAACGCCTGTGGAGGGGACGTAAGACTTCGCCTTAGTGAAGCAGACCCCTGTGAAGCAGGAACCCGCCGAACGGATCTGGTCGCGTGACCGTGCCGCGTAGGAATCCCTCATTTAGGTGGGGGAGGAAGTCAACCTGACGTTAATTCCTTAGTTAGCTTAGGAGCACGATATGGAAAAAGAAACGTGGTCAAATGCCACACGGTCAACCATCTGGATTCTCACCTATGATCCACGCAACCAGCTGCGATCAGAGCGGGTTCGTCCTGATGGCAAGGTTTCGGTAACGGTCGAAGAACGTCATATCAATTCAGACCGAGCAACGAGCGAGGAAGTGGATGTGTTTAAGAACGGATCACTTATTCCTGTGAGGCTGATTGAATCTGCTGAGGATTATGCCGAGCACGCCAACAATCCGAACAACATGTCGGAGCAGGATATGCGGGATCTTTTTAATCTTTCCGCTGCCAAGTTCAAGACCCGTCTAGGTGAGATTGTGAATCCAGCTGCCTTGGATCGAATTGTTGCCATTTCTGAAGAGGATGACACGAAGGCGACACTGGCTCAGGTGAAGGCTGCTGCGGCACGCCTGGAAGAGGTTGTTCCATCCAAGGTGGGAAAGCAAATTTTCCCGACTGAGCCTGTTAAAGTTACGCCTGGTTGATTGATTCGGGAGGCTGTTGATGGCTGTTGATTTATATGACTTAGTGCCTAACATTGAGGCGGCGCTTAGCATTCCCGGATCAGCCTCCCAATATGCTAACGCCACTGATGATGAGTGGGTTGGGAAGCTAAAGAATGCTTTTTGGCACGCCACTCTGGATCAGGTGATTACTGGGTACACCTCAGATGAGGACGGAATGGTTACCCCCATTGATGCTGGCGGGGACGATTTATCGTTCGAGTTGCAGTATTTAGTAGTTCTTTATGCCTGTATGGATGTTGTAAAGAATCAACTGATGCAGATGAAGACGGTATTCAGAGCTAAAGCTGGTCCTGTTGAGTATGAAACCCAGCAATCAGCACAGGTCCTCAAGGGACTGCTTGATGCTTACATGAAGGAGCGGGACCTAATTCTCGCTAACTTGGCTTCGACTAATATGGTGTCTTCTTATTACATAGATACCCTCAGGGCTAGGGATTATGCTATTGCAGATGGTATTATTGATTGGGTAGCTTACTAATGGCTACCCCCACCGATACCACTTTCGGAACTGATTTTAATGCTGACCTGTTTCGTTCAGCAATTAAGTCCACCATGCAGATGAGTATGCCCTCAGATTCCACTGAAGCGGTGACCTTTGTCTGGGATGTCGACAATACTTTTCCCGTCCCAGACCCTGCTGGGGACCCCTATGATTGGACAGCTACACCTACAACCACAGTGGCTCTGCCTGAGGTGCAGATTCCTGTGGCCGTGGAAAAGTTGTCTCGTGGGTCTCTAGTGGATGGGACGGCTTTGGGTTCTTTCAACCACCTGAAGATTAGGCTCACGGTTATGGATGAGTTCTATGATCAGGTGGATACAGCAGATAAGGTTCGTATCGAAGGGGCTTTATACAATATTGACTACTGGGAAGCCCCAGTTGGGTTGTTTGAAGTTACGGTTCATAGCGCTGTTTGCACATCGCTAGATGAAAGCTGATCGTAATGTATACTGGCGGTAAACTCCATCGGCTGGTGAATGATAATTTCTATAACATGATTCACGACGCCTTAGATGCTAAGGGTTGGTTCGGTACCGGGCGCAGACATCAGCCAGTTCAGATGACCCCTGAGCCCATCGAGGACAATCAGATTATTCCACCAAATACCATCGCTGTGTCTGATGAGAACATAAACAGCGAGGACATTGAGCTAGGTTCGCATTTAAGTGAACACTCATATCAGATGTATGTGGACATCTATGCTGAGTCTCGATCTGTTGGAATTGATTTAGCTGGGGATATTAAAGACCTTTTAGAAGGACGAATGACAGCGATAAATCGCGACTCACCTTCCTTTAAGGTCTATGATCTTTCTGTGCAGTCAGCCACCCCCATAGAACTTTTCACTGTTCAGATTGATGAAGTTGAATTACGCAGAGAGCGAGAATTCTCTAACGAATACAAGAAGTACTGGTATAGCGTTGGGTGTGTTTTAACTCACGCATATCAATCTGACTTAGACTAGAAGAGACCTAGAGAGCTTAATCGAACATGGAGAAATTTAGGTTCCATCTTCTCTCGTTGCCGCACACGTCTACAACTAAAGAGTTTTCACTGTGCGCTTATACTACCAAGGTTCGGCGCTTTGCTGACATGATGACCTCTTTGGGCCACGAGGTGTTTCTGTACGCTGGTCCTGAGAACGAAGCCGAGGTAACCGAACATATCGTTGTTGCCTCCAAAGAGGATCAAACGGCGTGGTTTGGTGATTACGATTGGCGAAAAACTTTTTTCAATATCACCTGGGACCCTAATGATATTCATTGGAAAGAAACGAATCGCCGCACCATTGAAGAGATTGGAAAGCGCATCCAACCTAGAGATTTCATTCTGATCGCAGCGGGTGTTGCTCAGAAAGAGGTAGCTGACGCCTTCCCAGAGCATCTTTCAGTGGAGCCATTTATTGGATACACAGGGACTTGCACTAAGTACCGAGTGTTTGAATCTGTGCCTCACCAGCATTACGTGTACGGGCTACAGCATGATGACAACGGTCACTTTTTTGATTCAGTGATTCCAAATTACTTTGATCCGGTAGAGTTCCCGGTCCAGTTGGAGAAGGATGACTACTTCTTCTTTATAGGTAGATTGATCCAACGTAAAGGCCCAGAGATTGCGGTAGAAGCAACTCGTAGGATTGGGGTCAAACTGATCATGGCCGGTCAGGGGGTTGCAGAACAGTCGCTTGGGAGGATCGTGGCAGAGGATGGGGCAGTGTATGAGGGTGATCACATCATTCACATAGGCTCCGTAGGCCCCGTAGAGCGTGCTGAATTAATGGGCCGTGCTAGGGCAACCTTTGTCCCTACGACTTACCTAGAGCCATTTGGGGGGGTTAGCATTGAATCCCTGATGTGTGGGACTCCTGTTATTGCATCAGATTTTGGGGTGTTCCCTACAACCATTGAACATGGTGTGGATGGGTTCAGGTTTAATACTCTTGGTGAGGCTGTTTGGGCTGCTAGGAACGTGGGAAATCTCGATTTCTCGAATATCGCCAAGCGGGCGAGATCAAGGTTTTCCACAGACCGGGTCAGATGGCAGTTCCAAGCATTTTTCGAACAATTGTTCACTTTATGGAATGAAGGGTTTTACTCTGATTGGGATAGGGGCGTTTCGGAGTACAGGAGATACGAGGAGTACGTAGATGGATAACAGGACTTTTTTAGGTAAGCGACGGGATCGGGCTTTGGCTACGTTGCTGGGCTTCAAGGAACGTGAAGTGGATAGATTTTTGGACGAGAAGACTTCTGCCAAGCTCCGGGATCAGATTCTGTATCATTTTAATGACGTTGTAGATTTAGCGTTTGATTTACTTGGGTCTGAATCTGTATATAACGAAGAGTTTATGCGTAGACTTGATGAAATCTATGACGCTGTAGCTTATGATGAGGACAGTGAATAAAGCGTAATTCACTTAGGGGGTGTGCATGGGTAATGAATTTAACTTCATTCTAAATACTGATGCCATCATCCAGCAGGTATTGAACCAAACTAACATTCAGGTTTCTGAGGCTTTTAAGCGGTTTTCCCAGAACTGGCGTCAATCAGCTACTCGTCGTGCTGGTATGGCTGAGGTGAACGAACGAATTGGGCGTGGTGCTCAAAGGGAAGTTCAGAGGGTCTATGCTGAAAAGGTAGGGAAACGCCCCTCTTATCGACAGAATGACCGAGGAAAGTGGAGGCGGTATTCTGGTGAAAGAATGAAGAAAGCCTTGGCCTCCTCAAAGTTTATGGATTCTGACCATAATGGGATTTATTTTGGTGATGTGGAGTTTCTTGACAAAACGGCCCCCCAGTGGTACCGACTGAACTTCGGTACATACCCTCGGCCACAGGGAAGGAAACCCGCTCAGGGGTCGATGAAGTTTTTCAACCGAGCTATCCCTCTCAGGATTGATCTTTCAGATTATCCACCCTCTGGAGCTTTTTTCATTCCTAAGGGGGCCTTCTTCTCTAGCGATTTTATAGAGAGCAGCATAGGCGGGAAACTTAGGGGCGTTATGCCTAGTAAAGAAGCTAGGGGTTCGGACGCTATGTATATTATGAGGAGAGGTGTTAAATTAAAGCGTGTTACCAAAAATACTCCTACGTCTATCTTCGGGGGAAGGAGAGAGTCTAGGGGCATTAAGGGTGCTCGATTCTTTGAGGCCGGAGCGCGCCACATCAATGAGAATTATGGACCTGCTGTTACCAAGCTAACAAGGGATTGGTTTGACGAGGCTATTCGTAAGATGAAGTAATTGATTTAGTGGGTGTTCTACCGTTGTATTGGTAGGATACACACAGGTATAGGTGTGTATAGGATTTTACACACTGCCTCCGGGTAGTTGGAAGCAAGAGAATACAACTGACTACTCTACCTAGGAGGATTACCACATATGTCTATTCGTGGTTCACAGATTCTACATGACGTAAACGGTTACGTCGTAGACCGTATTCAGACTGCCGGTCCCGGCGCTCTGAACATTCCAGAGGAAAAGGTCTACGAGCTTGGTAACTTCGAAACTCTGGCGACCGTTCGGGATATCCCCGATCTAACTTTCTCGCTTCAGAGCTTCGATGTTTCCTGTGAGTTTGAGGCGCTACTTGTTGGCAAGGCCCCCGGTTCTCTCGTAGCCAATGAGATGATCGACTTCTCTCAGCATGTGCCGATTGACGTCATTTCACCGTTCAAGTCTCGTCGTGGCGATTTCGACATCGTCAAGGGTGTTGCCGTTCCTTATTTGACTCTTGAGCGGGCAAGCTACACTTACGGTCTGCGCCAGAATGCATCACAGGAATTCACCCTGAAGGGTGACTCAATCTATTACACCCAAGGTCAGCCTTACTACAAGGAATTCACTAACACCGGCACTGGTCCGTACGCTTTTGGTATGACTGCTGATGTGTACACCGAGGGTTCGAATAACCTTTACGCCCTCTGTGTTGTCTTGGTTGACTCCACCACTGGAGCCTACAAGCGGCTGTTCTTCGATGCTCAGACCGGCTACACCAATACTGCGACTACTGTAACTCTGGCAGTGGATGAGTCAGCTACCTATGACAAGGTTCGGATTGTTTGGTCTTCGTCCGCCACGATGGGTTCCTACACTCAAACTGGAAATAACCCCAACGGGAATGCAGTGCATCAGAACGTGTCGATCAAGCCCGCTGCTGTTCGTCCTAAGGACATCGACGTGTTCATTGGGACCGCCGCAGCCACCCCAGTTTGGAGTCGGCTGAACTCTGTTCAGTCAGCACAGATTGATTGGTCCGTGACTCTTGAAAACGATGAAGAGTTCGGCAACCCCCACTACGTGGTTTCGGACTACGACGTTCCAGATGTAACCGGCCAGATTGGAATCAAGCCATTTGATCCTGCTGATCTGTTCTACAAGCTGTCACAGATCACTGGTGTTCCCAGCACTGAGGTCATCGGTCCAGAATTGACCACCCCAGTGCCGCTGGAGGTTCGAATCAATCATCCCGATACCGGTGCTCGCCTAAAGACCATCTACGTTCCTGATGCTCGGTTCCAGGTCCCAGGTCTCCAAGGTCGGGTTCAGACGAAGCTGGAAAACACCTTCAACTTCACCTCTGATACCGGTGTCATGAAGGTTTACAACGGTAATGGTCCGGGCGGTGCTAACGCCTGATCAAGTTAGGATATGGGGGGAGGGCTACAAGGGATTAGCCCTCCCCCAAGTTCATAGGTTTTGGGTACAAGATGGTTTGCTAGTATCAGAGCAAATCGGATTATGGATTCTAGGAGATGAGATTATGGCTAAAGCAACCACAGCCGTTCGAGCACCAAAGCGCCGTCGGCTTTCTGACTTGTATGTTGTTGGTAAGGAACTTACTTTCGATGATGGTGCTGAGGGTGAGGACCCGATCACCGTATGGGTTTCAAAGATTTCCCCGATCGAACAGCGGAATGCTGCTGATGAGGCTGCCGCTGAGCGGGCACGGGTTCTGAGAACTCGCAATCTTCCTGCTGATTCCACTGAGAAGATGCGGATGTTTGATCAACTTGTCGAGATGGGTGGAGATGACCGGGAAACACTGGTTAACTACCTGATTTCCCCCAAGATGTATGAGGCTGAACAGTCTGCTGAGGCTCGTCTTGCTGCTGAGGATCCTTGGGCGAAGGATGATTACCTTCAGGGCCTCCAAGATCTTTGGAACAAGGAGCATCAAGAACGTTACCTGCGAGACGAAGAGGACGAGGATGCTCTTCAGACCTTCAATGAACTGAAGAAGTTTGCTGAAGAGGTCGAGGAAGCCGTTGCTGAGGAGCGTGAAGCTCTTGCTTCTGGTTATGAGGGTGAGTCCATTGAGGAAATGCAGACCAAGGCTGTGGATCTTCTGATCTCCACCGAGGCTGATTTTGCTTGGATGAATGAGTTTCGTAAGTGGCAGGTTTTCTATGCCGTGCGCTATGACGATAACCACAAGGAGCGTTATTTCGAGTCCCGTGAAGAAGTTGACATGGTTGACTCGGATGTATTTGCTCGACTCTTACAGGAGTTCTTAGATCTTTCTGTCGACGTGACAGAGGGAAAAGACTCGGAGGAGACGCCCAATTCCTCAGAGGAGTGAGCGTTGCTAGATCGGGGGGGGATTTATTTGGTGAATTCACCTTAGAGGATATTCCCGTCGATCTATTTTTTGCAATAGATCATGCTTTGAGAATAGTCAACTGGCAGGAAAATCTTACAGAAGATGAGATGCCACCTAAATGGATGTGGCATCTTGATTGGGAATTAGAAACCCATTTCGAGATAATTAAGTCTAAACGTGAAGTGAAGTATGGCAGTTCTGAATTTGAGAATGACGAGGAGTATGCAGATCCTTCTTCTAATTTAGATAATGCTTATGCCTCTAGATTTTTTGACTAAATAACACTCACCCCCGAGAGTGCCATTTAGTCGTTATTTCCTTGAGGTTCTGAGGATTGCGAGGGCGTATGGCAGGTGAAGATGTCGTCATTAGGGTTGGTGTCGATTATTCCGCTGCCATCGCTCAAACAAGACAGTTTGAACAAGAGTTACGTAGGATCCTTACCTCTGCTGCCCAGGTGCAGGTTGGGGCTGGTTCCCGTTCTCAAGCTGTTGGTGCTGCTGGTGGCCCCGACCTAGGACGGGAACTCAAGGGGATCAACACCTCTTTGCAGTCCCTTTTGGCGGTTACCCGGCAGAACACCCAATCCACCCCCGTTCTCGCTGAATTAAAGGGGATCAACACCTCTTTGCAGTCCATTTTGGCTGTCTCTAGGCAGAACGCTAGAGGAATGGACGCCTCTCGGGAGTTGCGGGGTATCACAACTGCGCTCCAGACTCTTGTTACGCAAACTCGGGTTTCTAGTCGTGGTATCCAAAGTACAACTAGTGGCTTTGATTCCTCCCGTGAACTGAGCCGTGTCGGGAACACCCTTCAGTCTATTCTGGCTCTATCTCGACAGAATCAGGGCACTGGGAATCGTGATTCTGGGATCACTGAACTAAGAAGCATTGACACTTCTTTACGTTCGATTCTGGCTATTTCCAGGCAGGGCCAGGGCAACACCACAACTAGTTCGGGTAGTTCTCAGGAATTAAACCAAGTCAACAAGACTCTTCAGTCTCTAGTTGTTGGATCTCGTCCGGGTGTTACGGTAGATAACTCCTCTGAGTTTGGCAAGCTAAACAACAGTTTACAAACACTAGTAGCAGTCACTAGACAAAATACTCAAGCAAATCGTACGGTTGTATTTGTTGAGCGTGAACATCGAGTTCCCGCCACGGCGATCGCCCCGTCACCCCCACCCACACCGAGTGCTCCGGTTGAGCCTGTTCGGGTCAGGGTTCCTGAGCCGATCAATCCACTTAGTTCGAGGGGTGCCTTCACTGAATCCAGGGCCTCCAGGGAACTTGCAGCTACGCAGAATGCGTATGCAAACGCTCTGAGAAACGAGATTCGTAGGTTCAGTCAGCCACAGATTGCTCCCGTCTCACGGGAACTACCCCGACCCGCCCAGCCAGCACCACGACCGGCCCAGGCTCCACTGGGGCTGCCTCGGCCTGTTCAGACACCACCGTCGCAAATGCCTTTGGCGGATTTTCTTGCGGCGCAAAGGGTCTTAACCCAGCCACGTTCAGTTGTTCAGGCGGTACAATCAAAGCCTACTCCCCTAAGGGTGGACTTAAATCCATCCGTCACGAACCAATCAGGCAGCGGCTTAACTTCCACAAATCTTGCTTCCTCCAGTCGAAGGGTTTTTTCAGATTTAGCTCTTATCAGAGAGCAACTTTCTTTGCAGGAAAGGATAGAGCGACTAGCTACTAGAAGTAATCAGTACCGCACAGCATTGCCGAATATAAAGACAGCATTGGCACCAGAGAACTTTGCTGGAATGGAACGAAAGTATGTTGAACAAATTCGTTTGACGATGAAACGGCTGTTTAGTTGGTTTCCTGAGGTCGCACAAGATCTGTCCTTCGTAGGAACCCCAACGGGTGCAAGGACTGCCCCTATTAATAAAACCCAGCAGTCTGCTATCAGGCTCCATTCAGCCTTCTCTGACGAGGGGGTTGTGGCATTTAATCTTGGTCCCACCGGAACAGGTGGGTCATCGATTGTTATAAACCCCCGTGATAGGTACAATACACCCTTCGGTAGTATCCTGAGGGACTTTAATCTTGCCTCTTCCGCTGGACGCGTTAGTGGAAATCTGGGGGCGACAAGTGTTGCTGTGCATGAATTCGGACACACCGTGGATCGTGTTAGATCTAAAGACCTCAATGAAGAATTTTTTTCTGAGAATCTTACGAAACGGGATCCGGGGTTAGTTGAAGAGCTTTTAGATAGAAGTGTCGAAACTATTTCTAGTTATGCAGCGACCGATCCCCAAGAACTGTTTGCAGAATCCTTCACTCAGTCTCTGACCGGCACTCCTTCGGGCCTGGGTCGGGCCATTTACTCAGTGATGAATGAATCGTTATCTAATCCGAGTCGGCGTCGTGCTGTACTAGCGGCGGAAGCGAACAAATTTAGTGGCCTGACAGGGATTCAGTCTGGATGGTCTGAGGCGATCGATCTTCGAAGAGAGGCACTTGGTAGAATACTAAGCCCTACTGCTCAGGCCATTTTGAGCGGCAATGTCCAGGCCATGAGTCTTGGTCGACCTATTCTGGAACTTGGTGCTGGTGGATCTGCTTTAGATACAAGAAATGAAATAGAGCGATATGGTCAAGCTCGCAGGACCAGGAGAGCTATCGAGGCCGAAATGCAGTCGGTCTTGCCTTCAAGTGGGCAACCTATTGCTGCCGGAAAGGATTTTTGGTCAAGGCTTTCTGATCGAGAGGCTGCCGTTCTTCGGTTTGCTCTAGATATGAAGAAGTCCCCAACGCCGGGTGCCTCTAGTGGCGTCTTTAAGCCTGATGAGATTATTCCTCCGACCGTGCGTGGTCCTGAGTATGGACCGCATTTCTCTGAGTCAAGACCAGTTATTGAAACAACAGGCAGAGCACTTGCCCCTCTTGAGGCTGAGTTCCGTAGACGTGATGCAGCTAGAGCACAACGGGAACAAATCCAGTCACAACTTCGGGCTCAAACAGAAGCCCAGGTTAAGAGTATCCCAGCCTCCACTACTAAAACAACCACCGATATTGTTGCAGCACAAAGAGATTATATCGCTGGTGTAAGGCGAGCAACTAAAGCACATGAAGCCGAAGCTCGTTCTGTGTTGCCGTCTGGTGATAAACCAATTGCGGTTGGATCGGGTAGGCATCCGGGAGATTACTCATTCCAGGAGTGGATGAAACGTCCCGATGTATATAGTCATGCAACAATGGTTGAGGGATTTGACCAAGGTCCCCTTACACACTTCGGGAATGTAGATCAATCACTAGCTCTGACTAGAGGTCGGTTTGGAAAGCCGTCCGACGTCGGGCTTACCAGAAGGGAATTACTTAGTGACGGCTTTGGTGTCACTAATCCTCGGCTTTATTCTAGAAGAATAGCTCGTGGGAATTTATTTCCGGGAGGCATTTCAGATCAGGCGGCTAATGATGCCCATTTACTTTTTGCTGCTGACAAGGGTCAATTGGGTGAAGTTAGGAAATCCGTTAGGGACTCTGTCAGTTCGGTCGCTGATGAGATTGCTGGGGAACTAGACTCTTGGATGGATTTAGCCGAGGAAGAGCTTCTAGCCTACCGCCAAACTAATCCCGCCGTGGATCAGGCCATGTCAGCCTTTGAAGGGGGGCAAGGTGTCACCTACAAGAACATAGGTGAGGGGTATGGAAATTCAATCGTTGTTCCACAGACAGCAGTAGGGACTTCTTATTTTGAAGATGTTTTAGCATCACCCAATAGACCGCAAGAGTTGAAGGATGCAATTCGTGCGGCTCTTGGCGGTGAAGTTCCTTACTCCCCATACTTACCTATTCACAACGCACCAGTAAGGCTAGGTGACCCAGCTACGGATTACTCCCTTCTCCAAAATCATCAGATTCGGGAGATGTTGGGGCTTGAATCGAAGGCGTCAACAGCACTTGTATTAGCCCGTAACCAGTATGCCTCGGAATATCGTAAAGCTACTGCACAGTTAAGGGCGGCAACAACTTTAGAACTGCCGTCTACACTGGGGCCGATTGCTTTGGGTGTTGGTGGTGCTGGTGCTCCTCCCCGTAAACCACCGACCAATGCTCTTGGTGGGGGTAATTGGGACGACGAATTCCGTCGTCGTGAGATTGCTCGGCAGCAACGTGAACAAATGCGTCGTCGGTTGGATGCCGAGGCCGCTCGTACCTTAAGACCTGTTTCTGAAACAGAAATGAACGCCTACAAATGGCGTCAAGGGGTTATTGCTAATACGCCTCCGGGGGCAGAAAGAACACGAAGGCTCCTGTCTGGTTCTCCAGTGGGACCAGATACTCCTGCTCCTAAGGCATTGAGATACGTTTCCGAAGAGGAAATGAATGCTTACAAGTGGCGGCAGGGGGTTATTAACACAGTTCCTCCGGGTGCTCTTAGGACTAAATACCTGCTGGGTAAGAATGGACAGGCGCAATTTGAGGCGGACCAAGCTGCTGCTAGATGGCGGCAGAACATCATGGACATCATTCCACCTGGGTCTACTCGCACCAAATACCTACTGGGCAAGGATCCATTTAATTTAGGCTCATTGGATCTGACTAAGAACAGTGGCTCGGAAACTCCCGCTGCACGAGCACGATTCGCTGCTGATGTTGGTAACTTTAGGAGGGGGTTGGATGTAGACTGGCCCTTCCTTGATACGGGTGAGGGAATTACTCGGTCTGAATATGCCAAATCTTTGCGTGGAAACGCCAAGAAAGGTCGACTAGGGTCTCTCGATAAAGAACTAGAAACAGCTGAACTGTTAATAGATCCGACTTCAGCGCTAGCTTCAATCGCTGAAGTAAAAATTAGGCTAGCAGAATTAAGGGCTCAGGTAACCAGACCAGAGCGACTGAATTTCTTAGAGACGGCATCAGCAAGTGCTAAGGCCGATCAGCAGTACATGCTTGAAGGTCTGGACGCTGCTGACGCTCGGGCAAATAGGATCGAAGCCCGAGCCAATCGAACCATCTCAGAACGTGCTCTTGGGGCTAAAAGCTTTGAAGATCTAGAAGATGAAGATGTCTACACGCCGCGGAAGGCTGCTGAGGATCAAGTTGCAGCGGGACGGTTTCATGCTGATACCCAGAAAGAGATCGAGAACGATGAGGAGTTGTCGGCTAGCCAGATGCACTCCGACGTCGATGCTGCTGAAGCTAAGGCTCATCGACAGAGATTAAGGGACGAAGAGGCTATTGGTCGTGGCCGCTTGGATCTTGTTCCGTTAGCTCGTCGGAAGCAGTATGCTATTGGTGATGAAGTCACCGGAGCCTTAACTGATGCAGAAAGTCTTAAGGTTGCAGAGGCGCGGGCGAAAGAGTTGTCCGCAGCAGTTAGACGTTCTGGTTTGCACGACTTTAGAACGCCAGAAGGTCAAACAACTCTTACCGGGCTTCTTAAGGAAGCTGAAGAAGCTCGGAAATTCGCTGATAGCGTAGCTATCCCAGATGGCCTTTCCGGGGAACGAAAGCTAACTGCCCAGCGGCTGATTGGTGAAGCAGCTGAAGAATTAGAGTTTCGAAAGGAATCCCCCGGTCCGGGGTCAAGGGAAGATGTTGCCAAGGCCCAAAAAGTTCGTACGACCGAAGAGATGGGTCGTCGCCAAGATGGTGTCAAGGCCCTTCAGGATTACCATGGGGTTCTGAAAAGTGAATTCAGCACCCTGGGGATGCAAACAACTGAACTCATCCGGGTGGGAGCGGATACTTCCGGTGCCAAGGCTAAGTTCAGGGAGTTACTAGCACTTCTTGAGAAGTTAGAGCAGGAAGCTGCAACTATTGATGTCAAAGGCCTTGATTCAGGTTCACTAAAAAGACTCTCTCAAACCAGGGAAGACATCCAAAAACTCAGGGGTGGAATTTCTCCTCTGGGGGCTCAACTGTTCCCACAGGAACCTGTAACTTCACCTACATACAAAGACACTAGAAGTGGTGGTAGGCGTTTCTGGGATTGGATGACAACGAGTGATTCTCGTCGTGGCGGTGGGAGCGGCGGAAGCGGTGGAAGCGGTGGTGGCGGTGGTGGTGGGCCAATTGATCCTAATGACCCGTTCAGTTTTGGTTCTGGTGAGCCACCACCTAAACAACTGGGACGGTTCAGTCGGGTTCTGGCTCGCGTTCGTGGTGCTGGTGGGGCGGCGTCATTCTTTGGTACTGGTGCCTTATCCACGCTGAGGTACGGACTCCCATCCATGGCTCTTTATGGGGCCATGGGGGGAATCTCATCCGGTGTGCGGGAAGCTCAAGAGTTCCAGTTCACGATGGAAAAAGTCAAAGCCCAGATGGAGGATACGTTTGGGTCTGGGGCTGATCCGATCTTCCAGAGCTTCAAGGACAATATCCTTGATCTTTCCAAGACGACTGGTGTGCAGGCAGATGTTCTGGCATCTCTCGGGATGCAGTTCCAAGGGGCCTTTAGTGATCAGACTATTGGTAATCTTTCTGGGCAGGATTTGGTCGAGAGTCAGCTTGATGCTGCTGCAAAACTTTCGGTTGCAACTAAGATTCCGGCAGCTGAACTTACCGATGGACTGACTGCTGCTTCATTTGGATTTGACAAAACAAATGAAGAGATCGGCAATATCGCTCTTAGGTTAGAGTCTCTATCGGGTGTGACCGCTAAAGAAACCATTGGTTTCATCGGTGACGTTGCCCCTGTTGGTAAAGAAGCCGGGTTCTCCGCCGAAGAGTTTGCTGCATTAGCTGCTGTTGCCCAGCAAAAGTCTGGTCGTTCTGGTACTGCTCTAGCTGAGTCCTTTGGCAGGATCATTCCTGCCATCTCACAGGCCAAGACCCAGTTGCTGCAACTTGCTGCCGCTGATGATGCTTTGAGGACTCCAGAATTCGTCAAGGCATTGAGTGATGGATCAACCAAAGATGTTCTCTTTGCAATGCTCAAGAACTTCAAGGGACTTACCAAGGAGTCTCAGGACTTCATCACCAATCTTTTAGGTGGTAGGCGCGAAGCCCAGACATTGCTTTCGGTAGTAGATTCTCGGGGGCAGATCGAAGAGTATACAAAGGGTGCAAAAAATTCCGAGGGAGTTCTTCAGGCACGATTTGAGTCTGCTCAGAAGACCCTGACTAACCAGATGCAGAGGTTGCGTCAGGAATTTAACCTCTTGGTTGCGTCTTTGTTTGAGGGTGGTCTTGGTGAAGTATTCTCTGGTCTAATTACTACCGTCGGTCTTTTCGTAAGGGCTCTGGAGGGTATTCTTAAGATCAGTGGTGGAATCAACGATTTCTTTGGTGGGTTGCCCGGGAAGATTCTAGGCGTAGTTGCTGCTGTTAAGCTCCTATCTCTAGCATCAGCATTCACTGGTAAGCACTTAGCTATCGCTGTTGGGGGTAATGCAGCAACCGCTTCTGGTTCTAGCATCCTCCCTATTTTAGCTGGTAAGCTTGCCCCCACTAAACTGGGCGGATTCATGGCAAGCAGATGGGCCGCTGGTTCAGCCGCTGCTCAGGGTGCTGGATTGGGGACATTCGGAAGACTCTTTGAAGGAATCCGAGCCACTCGGGCGGCTCAAGCTACTCAGGCCGCTCAGGCTGCTGGCATGGGGTCCCTGGGATTTCTTGGACAGCAAGCTGGTGCCGGAACTGGTGCAGCGGCATTCGGGCAACAAGCCGCCGCTACAGGTGGCGCTGCTGCTGGAGCCAGAACATTGTTTGCCGGAGGACTTACTGGCCTTACAGCCGGAGCCAAGGGGATGGCAACGGGAGTTGCTGGGTTCCTGGGTATTTCTACAGCAGCATTAGGTGTTGGTTCGGTGGCTTTAGCTGGTCTTGCTGTTGCCTACTTAGCGATCCGCAACGGGGTAAACCACCAGCGTAAACACGCTGAAGAGATCCTCAAGTGGGCTTCAGAAACTGACGTTTCCGCTACAGAACTTGAGGCTCTGGCAAAGTCTAGAGACTCCGGTCCGGGAAATCTAGCAAGGATTGGTTCATTCTTCACGGGTGAAAGATTCCTTGGTGACGCTGATATCTATAGGTCAGTAGCTTTCACTAAGAACATAAGTAAAGATCGCCTAGATGCTATTGGATCACTGGATTCTTCGGCGGTAAACAAAGCGCTACAGGATTCTCTCATCGAGAAGCCGAAGTTCAAGAAGGGAACTCCTGAAGAAGCTGAGGCTTCAGCGAGCGCTCGACAGGATATCAGAGAGGCGCAGAGAGAAGCTCTTGCTAATCTGGCGAATGGAGATTTCCAAAAAGGTGAGTTCGGAAAGGGGTCGCTGGCTGCTCAGATTTTTGGTAGGGGGACCGGTATAACAGCAGTCCGCACCCAACTCAAAACCTTCACTGGGTTGTTTGGTGGAAATCAAACCGGTAAAGCTGAAGATGCACTGAAAAAGCGCGTCGCTAAAATGGCTGGTGTCGATGACATAAAGGATGTTACCGAAGAGGTCTCTAAGGCCTTCGGGGGAAAGAATCCATACGGAGACCTCCAAGAAATAGCAACTTCGTACAGTACCAAATATACAGAGGATGACAAGCGACAGGCCTTGTCAATACTAGAGGCCGCTGAAAGAGATCCAGAGGTTATTAAAGCTTCCCAGAAGGCTCGAACCCAACTTGAGGTGGCCCGCAAGAGCCAAACCCTAGAGACGATCACAAAGAACCGTGATACAGGGGTCATAAGTTTCAGCCAATACGAAGAAGCTGCCACTAGAAACCTGAATAACATGAGAGAAATGCTGAGGGAGCAAAAGGACCCCTCAGATCAGACTCTCCAAATGTTCTTCTCTGGGCTGGCTGAGTTCAACAAAGCTGTTTCAGCTAAGGCGATGGCCTTTGCTCAGATGAGCTTGGCTGACGCTGAATTGTCCGGATTTGATACCCCCCTAGATGCGGCCACGGCTAAGCTGGAAACATACACAAAGCTTCTGAAGAGCGGGAAAGTTACGGATCCAGAGTCTCGTAGGCAGCTTGTAACCTCTGCTGTTCAGGCTCGCAAGGAAGCTCAGATTGAGATGGCAAAGCAGGCTGATCCCGAGACAGCTCGGGCAATCCTTGCTCAGCAGATAGAGATCGATCCCAATACGAATGTTTCAAACGTCATTGGGACCATTGGTTCCGTAACAGGTAATTGGAATCGGTGGTCTTCACAGTTCAATCAAGCAACTGGTAGCTCTGGTGGGGCTTTTATCGGTGGACTTGTTCGTGGCCAACAAGCAGGGCAACTAACACCGGAGCAGGTCACTGCCCAGTTGGAAGCCAAACAAAGGGAATTTGATGCAGAACGCAAAAATCTTGAGCGCAGGGGCAGGGGGGATACCAAACAAGCACAGGATCTTAAAGGGGCTTCTGCTGGAATTCAAGATATTCTGGATGCTACAGAAATTAATGGTGGAAAGCTCCCCGGATATCTAGATCCAGCAAAGATTGAGGCAGCCCAAGCTAGGCAGATCAATGATGCTAACGCTCAAGCGATGGGGGCCTTAGCTAAAGCGCGGGCTGGGAATAATTCAGTTGCCGGTGCCTTGGCAGACCTAGCTGTAGCGAGACAGATGCGGGCAAATGCAGAGGGATCTTCGTTCGCTGAAGAAACTCAGGCTGAGGCTCGGGTTGTTGACGCTGAAAATCAGTTAAAGAAAATCCTTGCAGAAAAAACCAAAGCAACCATGGCGGTTGTTAAGGCTCAGGCTATGGCAAGAAAGGACTCGGTTGGAGCGGCCTTAGCCGATGTTGCTCAAGCCGACATCGACTACAAAACAGCCATAGAAACAACCGGGTCTGCTGATTCGCCTGAAGCAAAGCAAGCGCAGGCAAATAAGATTACGGCTCTAGCAGCAATCCGAGACGCCCAAATCGCTAAAATCGTTGATTCGATGCAATTGAAGAAACTCAATTCAAAGGGCGATAGTGTTCAGGATGCTGTAATTAATCTAGATATTGCTCGATTTAAGGCTAATAATGCTATCGGAGACGAAAAGCCTCAAGCGTTACTGGATCTTCAGGCAGCAGAGAAAGCTGCAAGAGATTCTCTCATTGCCCGCTACAAGGCCCTCAGAGAGCTTGAGAAGGCCAAACAGAACGATCCAGTAGCTGGGGCCAACACTGATCTTCAGACGGCTCAAACGTTACTCTCGGCGGCTCAGAATGAAGATGAGAAGATCGACGCTCAACGGCAGTTGATTGAAGCTGAGAGAGCCCTACAACAGGCCATGTCAGATGTCCGTGATTCAAAGTATGACCTGCGAGCAGCTGAACTTGCTGCAATGGGCGATGATGTTGGGTCTGCTCAGGTACAGGCACAGAAGGCTAGGGCACAATTACAGGAAGCTCTAGGCCTGGCTGCTCAAGGTAAGGGTGGTGGAGAGGCTGAACTAAACCGACTTCGTGCTGCTGTAGCAAGTGCTGATAAGTCAGCATCAGATGCAGCATTTAATGATAGGTTGGATGATTACCGATTCATGTATGAGATGGGTACTCTAACAAAGATGGAGTACGTCAATTATCTTGAGGGATTGAAATCCACTCTTATTCCTGGAACTAAGCAGTTTAAGGATCTGGAGTTGACGATCAAGCAACTCAAGGACGACATCTCTGGTGGCCTTCAGATGAATCTTCCTACTAGCTTAGCCCTGCCGACGTTGTATGAGGTGAGACGACTGAATCAAAGTGTAGGTGCTGATGGTCAAGCAGCAGGCTACAATGACAACCGAGTTGTGACTATTACGTTGAATATCAACAATGGGGCTGATCAGGCAGAGATGATTAATGTGCTTAATCAAGCACTGGGAACAGGGACCTCGGGTCGTGACCCGAGATTGTACTGAGGTAAGTAAATGAGAGCCAACAAGTTCTTAATGGATAAGATCGATGCCGGTCGGTTAATCGGTTCTGACCGTGTCCATGCTCGTGTTACCGTGGAACCAGACTGGCAGTTACATTCGACTACTACGACTTACGCAAACACTTTACGTGGACCGTACAGGTATTATGTAGATGCTACTGATACCCGAACCGAGGTTGAAATTCCGCACATTAAATCCATCCAAATAGACAGGTCTTCATCACAAGATATAGCTACGTGTAAGATCGTTCTTTACAACCAGTACCATAATGGAAATACCATCGCCCCTGAATTAGGAACCCAACTAGGTAAACCGGGATACTTTTGGCCTAAACGGGGTGATTCATCTGAAGCTAACTTGCTCTGGAATCAGTCGGTCGCCACCGGCGCTTACTACAGTGATGGAACTTGGGATGCTGCTTTTGAGTGGAGTAATGTTCTTATTCCTAATGCGCTGATTCGTACAAGGGCGGGTTATGGTGGGCTAAATCTGTCCATTGAGGATGCCGAGAGCCAAGGCTATATCATGATGACAGGAGTGTGGTTAATTGACCGCATTTCAGGCGGTTCTGGTGGAACTTTGCTCATTGAATGTAGGGATGTTGGCAGGTTACTACTGGAACAGATCGTATTTCCTCCGGTTATTCCGACCGCTCTGTATCCATTGGAATATTTTCCCCCAGGAAAATCAGCTTTCGATAGTTCGTTCGGGGCTAAGCCAGTTACTGGAGTGGGTCTTGCTTCTATTGCTGAAGTCCGATTGGATTACTTGAATTCTAGCTTTGGAAATGGGGCAATAGCGGGACATTATGGGTCTGAGGCCGCTGATATGAACCGAACGAACTGGTCTTGGTCACCGTCACTATCAGATTCTTTATCTGGTTCATCATATCACTGGTGGGGTTTTAGTACCGTTGGTGGTGCTCAGGTTATTGATGCCGTAGATATTCGGGCATGGGCTGGAGGTTATACCGCTTATGTTTCTGTTTATGATGGATCTTCTTGGTTGGGTAGTGATACAGTTCCACAAATAGGTGTTGGGAATGTTCCATATCTAAAGAAGATGCAGATACCATACCATCTACCTGATGGGTTTGAGCCTGAGTTGGTGATCCAGCTAGATGCCCCCGTAACAGCTACGCAAGTTCGAATTACCCTTGGACCCTCCTTCTATTACTCGGGTGTTACTGATGGTGGAGGAACATATTATCGTTCTGGTTTAAGAACTTGCATCGCTCAGAGAACTGGTGCGAAGGTCGAGGATTATTATGCGCCATTTGATACTGTTCTTTGGACATACGCTATGGCTTCTCACCCCGTCCGTGGATATTGGGTAGCAGATGATGATGGAAATATTTATGGATTTGGTGATGCGGCAGATTATGACTCCTCCACCTATGGGGCTGTTCCAATTGGGTATTCTGCTGGGATTAATGGCGCAAACAACATTCATGTTATATCAATAGCTGCCCATCCATCCGGCAAGGGGTATTGGGTTCTAGATAATACCGGCAAGGTTTATGCCTATGGGGCAGCTACTCATTTTGGTGAAACGGTGATTGGTGTTCATCCTTATATGGATGGACATAATGCCATGGATATAACCCCAACCTACACAGGCAACGGGTATTGGGTCTGTTATTCAAATGGTGTCATTATCGGCTTTGGTGATGCAACTCCAAGCTACACAACTCTACCCATAACTCCAGCATATAATTATATGGTCAATTATGGTCCCACCTACTTGTACCTTTATCCAGCGGGGAACCCTTATGGATTTGAGGTGCGATACGCACCGTCCTCTGCTTACTCATTCCACCGTGCTTGCACTAGCGTAGTTGGTCATCCTACGAAGATGGGATTTTGGGCAGCGGACGGATGTGGTCAGGTTTTTGCTTATGGTGAGGCTGAATTTCATGGTGAATTAACAAATCGCTGGTACAATCAAGGGGCGGCAAATAATTTCCAACTAAACCCCTCTGAGTGGACCGTTCAGATAGAGACGACTCAATCTGGCAATGGTTACTGGTTGCTTTTCCCTTCTGGACATATAGCGGCCTTTGGTGACGCCACAAACCAAGGTTCTCAATATGTTTATGAACATAATAGTCAGATAGGAGAACTTCCAACCCCTGGCGACAATCAAGACTGGAGCTTTTTTCGTGGGCTTGTTTGGGGCATTTCAAGAGATCCGGATGGTTCAGGGTTTTGGGTGTTGATTGCTGATGGATCTGTTCTAGGGTATAATGCTGAGTGGTGGGGGCAGCCGGGTTGGAAGAATCGCCAAGGGTATAGATGGCATGATGGCAACACAAAGGATATGTCAGATATCATCAAGGATCTTTTAGCTTGGGCGGGGTTTGTTTACTACAATTCAGCAGATCCAACCGGGGTGGGTTCGGCTAGTGGTGAACGCCCTCCTATTCTAGGTAATATAGAAACCATGGGAATACCAACTACTTCAGTGCTTGATGGATCGAAGTGGGATAAACGAACATTGATTGATTGCATTAATGAACTAAAACAAATTGTTGCGTACACCGCTCAAGTAGATGAAGAGGGGCATTTTCGTTTTGAGTCTCCAAATTTTTGGGAGTCAGGTAACCGTTCGCCTAGTGGAACGAAACTTTTCGTGAAGTACGAAATGGATGGTTCTTGGGATTTTGTTGAAGAGGGGGTTCCCGGAGCCGAACCATATGTTCCGGTAGCACATGAAGCGTTGAACCTTTTAGAATACCAAGCCTCTCTAGATGGTGATACGTTGAGATCGGAGATTATCATTGGGTCAGATCTTCCGGACCCCAATGACCCTTCACGAACTAAGTTCGTTCGCTTCGTCCCTCCAGCAGCAACTGAAGAGGTCAGACCCGGTGTACCGGCACTTAGGGGCATTAATCGACCTGCTGCATGGGTTAATTCTCATTTTGAAAATGATACAGAAAACTTATTGATGGCCGAATTAATCTCTCTTCGTATTTGGTTTGCTCAGAGGACTGGTTCGGCTACTGTAATTGGTAATCCATGTTTTTCGATCAACGATCAAATCCGATTAATTGAACGGAATACGAGTGAAGTGTATAATCACATTATAAATGCGATTTCATCGAACATTGACTTAGACCAAGGAACCTGGACGATGCAACTTCAAACTAATTGGCTAGGAGACGCTGATGATTGGGTCATCACATCTAGTAATACCTACAATCCAATTACCCACGTCGGAGTTTCGGAGCGAGTTGATAGGTGGCAGTATGCCCTTAATAAGGGATTACAGTTCCATGGAGATGGGTCTTCTTTGGCTACCCTCAATGGAGGGTTTGACTGATGCCTAGATTTGATGGTTCCTATCCGAACTTAGGTATTCAAACCCACCCCAACACCCTCCTGAAGGCCGCAATCCCTCAGGTCGATTGTGTTTTTGCTGACATGGGAATTACAGGGGAGCTCGCAGGCTCAGCAACTCCAGCGGCATCCACGGGTTCTTTAGCTCTTGATCCATCACCTTTTATTGACCTTGGTGATACTCCGGTTTATTGTGATGGGACCTTTGCTCACCCATTCAACAGCACAGATTTAGCTGCATTCACTTTCACCAATCTTAAAGTAGGGACCAGGGGGTCAGGGGTAGTTATTCACGTAACTCCGGAGCCAGGGGTTTGGGAAGCCGCTCTTTGTATTTTGGATGCAGATGATGGGTACATTGCTAAAATAAGTAGTGATGGGGTGCTCTCCATTTCCTCTGTTGTCAACGGAAGTGAGACAGTCTTAAAAACTACATCAGTGAGCATTTCCGGTGAGTCACTTTTCGAATTTAGGTGGGATGGTGTTGGTGGGCTTACGACTGTTTGTGGCAATGCAACATTGTTTGTTGTGGATGGAACTCATAACCCTGTCGGGTTTAGTCTGCTGACCAGATTTAGGAACTGTAAGGTACGTGATTTTGTAGGTGGAGTTACTGATGGAGCCACCTTTGATGTTATAGCCACAGAAAGGGGGTTGAATTTTAGCGAGACCATGGTTTATGATGGGGATGAGTTTCCTTGGCCAGACCTAGGGAATCTCCCGGTTCTGGGATCCGACGATACCCAATTCGTTTCCCTCTTAACAGAGATGCAGAATCAATCCCTTATTCCATTTTGCACTCTAGCATTTGCTCCGAGTGAATACGTGTCAAATGATGCAACCCCCAGTGGGGCACCTGAACTTAGTATTGTCGATGCTTGGGTAGATATTCTGTCTGATTACCCGACTGTAAACGATTTTATTGTTTGGAAAGATAATTTAGGCATGTTATGCGGATCAGATAGTGGGTCATCATATTACGATGCTACCCCTGGCTGCACCATGGGTAGTTGGGATTATCGACGGTACGCCGAGTTGTTCCAGGCCGTTGATACCACATTTCGTTCTGTCCGACCGGGGGTGCGGTTGTATGGCCCCAACATTCATCTAGGGGCGAGGGGTGAGGGGTATGATGATTTGTTCAATGGTGTATCCCTGGACTCCAGGGATATAGATTTTTTGGAACTATTTCTGGCTTCATCGCAGGCAGCAACACCGGAGTTCACTTTTGATGGTGTAGCCATTTCGGGCGAATTTGATAGTGGTGAGTGGCCTTTGGTTATTCAGTACTTAAAATCTTTGGTGGGATCAACCCCTTTGGTTATTATGGATGGGACCGGTTTTGGGTATGCAGCACAAGACGGCGCAAATGATTATCTGGAATTAATGAATGACAATCTGGATAGCGGAGATTATGCCTTCGTTGACTTGAGTGGATCTACTCCACCTTTCTTCAACTCACCACAGTTATCCACGTCTAATTATGGGTGGTCCTTTACTGGGATACTGACAGTTCCGTCAGAAATGATTGGAGCGGAGTTGCGAGTAGCTTCTATCTCAGAGAAGATTCTGTTAAACGGATCCATTTTGATCCAAAATGATAGTGCTACGCCATTCTATTTGGCGAGTGAGTTACCTACGGGCAATGGTCGGTTGTCGTTAGGCAACTTAGAGGAGGGAGTTTACAGGATTTCAATTTACGGTGATAGGGGTGAGTCAGGGACGGCTATTCTTCGTATTGGTATCTATAGCGATAATTTCGATACCTTAACTTTGGCTAGTACCAAGTACCTGTGATTATTATGAGCGAATTAGAGCGATTTAGACGCAAACTAAATCAAGACAGGTTTGACACCAGGGGGCTTAGCGACATGAGTGCTGGTCCCACTAGGGCTTCTGGTCAATTCCTACTTGATGGCATGGGAGAGGTCGAGGTTGAGGTTATTTTTCCAGTTAAGTTCTCGGAAAAGCCCTTACTGTCCTTTGCGGCTGAAGTGCGAGATGGAGACCTTTTGATTCCGACCAGAATGCCGTCTATTTCAATGGTGGTGCTTAAGTGGAGGATAGAGGACATTCCCCCATTTTCTAATCTATACACAGGAGCAACTTTGGGTGTTGTAACTAAGGGACCTCCCGGTTCTCGTTTATTTGCTATTTGGCATATGGACGGGACAGCCTACTCGAATCCGGTGTGATCATGGCTCGTCAAACAATGCGGTTCGTTCAAAATACAGATTCAAACGTTTTTGTATCCAGCGAAAGACCCGAGTCCAGTTACATTCCACCATTTAGTTTAGCTGGCCCATCGTTACAAATTACAACCCAGCGATGGATTCCACCTCACTCAATCTTTCTTCAACAGTGGTATGTTACAGCCTTAACCACTGGCACATCGACCTTAACTATAGCCCTACTCCTGGGAGATGAGCTTTTTAATACAGCTGGATCCATCGTGGCGTCGATTGATTTGGTGGCTTCCAAAAGAAGTGTTTCTGGCGTGGTCGGGCTTCCAAATAGAACCATGAACTACCCCATCATAACATCGGATAATTGGATAGCTGTAGCGTTCTCTGGCGAGTCTGAGCACGAAGATATAGCTGTCCAGATATACGGGAAGGCTGTATGATGTCAAGAGCAGCTTGGTCATTGGCCACCACAGGGACGACTCCCGAGATCTACTATTTCGAAGTCAACCCCAAAGCAGATGGTGGGTCGCTGGGAGTAAGCAAATCTCCAACCTACGCCGTTGCGGCAGGGTATTCTGGTAAAACCGTCGTGCATGAAACAACCGACGAAATAGCCAGGGTTCAGTACAGTGGGGTATTGTTAACAGCCGGACAGAATACCAGTCTCTCAGAGTGGTATTCTAAAGAGGAGCCTTTAATACTCACAGATGACCTAGGCCAATCCTCTCTGGTATACTTAGATTCTCTGGAGTTCACTAGGGCACCTAAGCGTGCTCATCCGAATAGAATGGAATTCTCTTTCACTGGTTATGTGCTGGAGGTGCTGTAATGTCACGGATTCCATGGGTTTGGTACGACCCGGTTTCAGGATTAAGTCAAGGTTTGGAAATTAACCCGAGTACCTTTAAAGTTTCTTTGAGTAAAAAAAGTATTTCAACATCTAGGACTTGTGCTGGTCAGGTTGTTTCTTTTGAAGGTCGGCATGGCCCTACTCAATACTCTATGTCAGGCGTAACCCTAGAAGAAAATCAGATGAACACACTGAAGTTTCTTACAAATACCCGCTCTCAAATTCGCATGACTACTGATTTGGGTGAAGATATTTGGTTCTATATTACCGACCTGAGTTTAACCAGGCAATTGAAGAGACAAGCTCCTTGGTATCATTCGTTTCAGATTGAGGCGGTTGCATTGGATTGGTCATGAACCTACAGCCACCTCATTACGCTTGGCTTGGGTTAACGGCCTACATCGTAACTGCTGATATAATTTTAATCTCATTTGAGCGGAGGGGTAAAGATGGATTTTACACCATGTCCACCGCCTTTCGATCGGGGTTGGCTCACCCGATTCATAGATGGCCCCTGATCGTGGCGTGGACTCTTCTCACTCTGCACTTGTTCGATTTCTTTTTTCCAGAAAAGGTTCGCCAATGTGATCCGGTGCGTCTGGTTGGTGGTAGGGTGGCAACAAGACGTTCACGGAAGGAATCCGGATGACTTTATTCCGATTTGGTGAGTTCACCCTGCACAGTGGAGAACGTTCACGTTGGAAAATTGATTGCGATGGTTTTACTAATGAAGACATCACAGCTTTAGCTTATCTGATTGCTACACGAAAGAAGCCCTTCGCTTCCGTGTCAGGAATTCCCACGGGGGGTACTCGATTAGCTACAGAATTGGAAAATTACACGAGTCCAGATGGGGCTTATCATCTGGTGGTTGATGATGTGTACACAACTGGCGCATCCATGGATGAATATGCAGAGAACTACACTGGCGACCTTCCGCTGCATGGAGTGGTAGTTTTCAGTAGATCTGTTTCTGTTGCTAACTGGGTTGATATTTTATTCTGGCTATCTGATCCCTATGAGGAGATGTATAGTGAGTAAGAAGAAGGAATTCTTAACTCCGGCTGAGAAGGATGTCATCAGGGTACTAGGTGAGTGTGCCTCTACTTACAAACACGATATTCTTGAGCCGGGACCCAACTTCGAGCGTGACTTATCAGAGTTCGTCAGCCACATCCATGATTTACAGTGGCGAGTTCTAGCTCAAGCGGCAGCTAGAGCTTATCCCGATGATTACAGGTTGCAGGGGGCAAGTTTCGGATGACGGTTCTGCTTTCACCTTCGGCCAAAGAAGCCATGAAGGGTTTCTGTGATCAGTATCACCCAGATTTAGATGTATCCAAAAATTACACCCCGAGAGGGGTCAGGTTTTTTGATATAGCAGGAACCTCTGTAAGTATCTTAACAGCTGAGCGACGCGAGAAGATGCTGTACACTGATCCACCATATACGGATGTTACCGTGTTCGAATCTCGTGGGACGATTCTAGGCTGGATACAGTCTGAGAAAATGATCTCGGCTGATGACATCTACCTTACCCCGGAAAATGCAATTGAGGCAATGCCTAGCATCTTCAAGTTTGCTGTAACCTGCCCCCATCTGTCAAAGTATGGGGGTTGGCTGGATCAAGATCAAGACTACTGGACGTGTTTTAATTGTGGAAAGTCTATCGTTTTTGCAGACCATCGCTGAACCGTACGATTTGGGTGCCGTTATCAAGTATCTACGTAGCCGTAAAGAAATGTCCTCTAGGGCTTTGGCTGCTGAAATCGGGGCATCATCATCGTATGTCTCGAAGATTGAGAGTGGGCAGGTCCCGTCAGCTGATAAATTTGTTCGAATAATGGATGCTTTGGATTGTTCTAGTTTAGAGGTCCAGTTTTTGTTGGAGTTGTTGCGCAAGTGAAATTTAATCCAAGTATGCTGAAGAAGTTCCAGTCCTGCAACTTGCAATACAAGCTGGCCCAGGAATATCCTGATGTTATCGAGTTAAAATCAGCGGCGGCTAGCTTTGGAACCTTGGTGCATAAATGCATCGAGATGTATCTACTGGGTAAACCAATCGAGGACTGTCTTGATTTCTTTAAAATGGTCTGGGATAACCCTGTTGCGATGGACATCCTCCCGGATTACTATCCGCAGAGAACAAGTCATGAAGCCTATCGCAAACGTGGGATAGAAGCGATTGAAGGGTACCACGAAAACCAGAAGTGGCTCAACCGAGAAATCATAGGAACAGAGATTCGATTTCAGGTTCCCCTCGGAAACCATACCATTTCTGGTATAGTTGACAACGTTCAGTTTGACCCGGATACCAATACCCTCATCTGCGAGGACCTAAAGACGGGATCACGTCCAAACTTTGACAATCTTCGCGCTGATCTTCAAATGACCTCCTACTGGTACGCCATCCAGCAACGAGAGTTCTGGGTTGGCTGGGAGCCAGAAATCGAAAAGTATGCAGGCGTTTCTGACGGCGAGAACTTGTTCAAGAAGTTCATAGGTTCAGACATCCGAGTTGTCTGGTACGATGCTCGCAAGCACAAGGAGTATGATGTCGGCCAGCGTGACCAGCGTGACATCGACAGGATGATCTATTTGTGTGACTCGATCGAGAGAGCCATCAGAGAGGATGTGTATGTTCCGACGATTACGGGCGATTCTTGCAAGTTTTGTGCATACCAGGACGTATGTCCTTCATTTGTCGGGATCTAGGAGAAATAGATGATCGAAGTTAAGCAAGCCGGGACGGACGAGTACCCCCAGAAGCTGAAGATGCTTTTGGCTGGTGGGGCTGGAGTTCGGAAACTGGAATTTGCTCGGCAATTCCCAAATCCCATCGTTGCAGCGTCTGGCTCTAATTCAACAGAGTTGGCTGTACTGGAATACAAGTATACTGATATTGGCAGCGAGGATGATTTATTTCAACTAACTCAAGTCATTGAAGAGTCCGAATTTGAGACTCTTATCCTAGACGGGTTAGATTCGTTTCAAAATATCCTTTTAGATAATCGCCTAAAGCGGGAGCATCGAAATGAGTTGAATTTCGATGACTGGAAGTGGTTGGAGAAACGCCTTCGAGCCATCTTCACGAAACTATCTACTCTGGACGTTCATGTGGTGGTGACAACGGGTATCAAGGATGTTCAGGTTGGGAACAGATCGGTTATGCTCCCCTCTGTTCAGGGGGCTTTCCAGAATCAGATGGCTCAGTTTTTTACTCACATGCTTTGGCTCAGGGCTAACACCACCCCAGAATCGGGAGATGCCCCAAGCACCCAAGAGTTCTATCTAGTCACAGCACCTGTTGCTGAAGCTGAGTGGTGTTCTGATTTTACTAGAACAACATCTGGGTATCAGGATGTAAACTTCGTCTCGGATTTTGAGACCCTATTCAAGGCCTTGGATTCTAGAAGTGTTCGACCATCCTTGACTGAGGTGATTGAAGACAAACCTCAAGAAGCCGAGGAACTTTCTACAGAAATCCCCGGTCAGATCAGTATTGATGAAGCTATAGCAGCTGAAGAAAACAATCCTAACCCAGTAAATCAAGAATCTGTTAATGGGGGAGATATTTGTGAATCTTGTGGGGCGACAGATGTCCCCAAGACGTGGGTCGATTTATCCACGTTAAGATTTGGGGCAGTCCATTGTGAGGACTGTTTCAAGAAGAAAAATTGAGACTTTGAAACTGAAAAGGAAACTGTAAATGGAAATTGCAATGAGTTCTGGAACGGCACTAAAGGATGAGCCTAAGTGGCCGGTTATCCCAGAGAACGAGCTAGTCGATGTGGAAGTGGTCAAGGTTGAACTTCGCGAGATCAGCCCCGAATTCCGAGCACGGTATGGCATTACTGATGAGAGTGAGATCTCTTTCTCGTTCAAGATCACCGAGGGTGAGTTCAAGAATCAGTGGATTTTCGGCTCTGCTAAGCCGTACTTGAATGATTCGGATACCTGCCGTCTTCGGCATTGGCTGACGGCCATTTATGGCCTTGATCGGCTCCCCGACGATTACACTCTCCGTCTGGACGAGAACAACGTTGCTCCAGATCTGACGGGTCTACGTTGTCGTGTGCTGGTTCGGAACAAGACCAAGCAGGACGGAACGAAGGCTCATGCGGTCAAAGACGTTCTCCGGGCCTCAGGGACCAAGAATTTCCTCACCGAAGAGTCCTTCTGATCTAGGAATCTGATAAAACCCGGTAGCTCAACGGCAGAGCCCCACCTTGTAAGTGGGACGACCCCTGTTCGACTCAGGGCCGGGTACGAGAGTTTGTCTGAAGTTTCTTTCCACGAGATAAAGGCAAAGGCGATGATGGATTTGGTAGGTCCTATTGTCTATATGCATTGCGAGTGTTATGTGTGGCCTATTGCAACTTGGAGTCCAGTAGGTCGTTGCGGTAGGTGCAGGACAGTCCCAGAGGGAAATTTCGAGACGAAAGAAGAGGGTTTGGTGGCATTTACAGAGAAGTATGGTAGGGACGTGGAGCCACTTTGATGGATTTGATTGAGTATCTTCAATCCAAGGGTATAGAAGTTAGATCTGGGGGAACGTCACAAATCCATACGACTTGTTTTTTCTGTGATGAGGATCCATCTCGTCCAGGTAGATTATACTTCAACAATGACCCCGACTCGGATAAGTGGGGATTGTTCAAATGTTTTTTGTGTGACACTAAAGGCAGTGTAAACACACTCAGAAAACATTTTGGTGACCCACCCTTAGATGATAAGCCATCGTACAAGGTTCTTCACATATTAAATGCTGCCACAGATTACTATGTTAACCAACTCCTAGAGAACCCTGATGCTTACACGTACCTTAGGATCGAACGAGGGCTGTCGGATCAGACAATCGAGAAACTACGTTTCGGTTGGGCGGACGGTGGGGTCCTTAAACACCTCATGGACAAAGGCTTCTCCCCTGAAGAGGTTAAGGATACTGGTCTAGTTAATCTCCATGGATTCGATTTCTTTCAGTCCAAGATAACCATTCCATATATTGAGTGGGGCAACACGACCACTATTCGTGGCAAGGAACTCGGTGGGAAGTACCTTTCTCTACCCGGGTCAAGGGCGCAGCTTTACGGAGTTGATGCTGTCCGTGGTGAGGAAACGGTTGTCTTGACGGCCGGGGAATTCGATTGTGCCTTATTGCAGCAATTAGGATTTGCTGCTGTCGGTGTTCCTGGTGAAAACATCTGGAAACCAGAGTGGACTGAAACCCTAGATGAAGCACGACGTATCTATGTCGTGTTCGACAATGATGCTGCCGGTCGTGCTGGTTCAGAGAAGGTTGCTAAAGAACTCGGTCCCCGTTCTCGTGTGGTTGAGATGCCCAAGGCGTCTGCTGGTCAGAAGAAGATCGATGTTACCGAATGGGTAGTTAACCACAATAAGACCAGAGAGTCCTTTGAGTGGTTGTTTAGTAAGGCCAAGGGTGGACTTCTTGTTTCTGTAGCCGAGGCATTCGATCGCTGGTTAGAGGTAGAGGGTAATCCCAACAGAGTTGGTCTCAGATTTAATATTGAGGAATTGGATACTGAATTAAACCATGGATTGACGCCAGGTCAAGTGGTGGTTTTGGTAGGAAAAACGAATTGTCTGGCAGCTGATACGGAAATCATCGTAAATCGTGGTGGCGTTGGAAGGCATTACACTCTTGAATACGTCTTTAATATGCTCAAGGGTGACGGGGTTGTGGGTGTCAATGGTAGAAAATACACATGGAGTGAAGATAACACCATCATGGTGCAGCGTCGCTGGCATGATGGCACTGTTAGATTGGTTGAACTGAAGGACATTTGGTATTCGGGCGAAAAGGAACTATGGGAGGTTACTACTGCTTGTGGTAAGAAAATAAAATCCACAACGGATCATCGATTCATGACCGAAAACGGTTTCAGACCATTAAAAGATATCTTCGTAGGTGACTGCGTCTATGTGAATCAGGGTAAGGGATTAGGTCTGCCGAAGAAGGAAGCAGGCCACTACAAGCAAAAAAGCGGACTAACTCATCATCCTTACCGTACTAGAAGAAAAATATACCCTCTTCGTGATACCCCCGGTAACACTGTTCAGCTTCACAGAGTTGTATATGAAGCTTATCTAAATGATATGACATTTGATGATTTTGTTCAGGCTTGCCAAACGGGTGACATAGATGGGTTAACCTTCATTAACCCTAAAACTCATACGGTTCATCATCTTGATGAAGATAAAGCAAATAATTCTATTTCCAACCTAGAACTTTTAGACCGAGTTGAGCACTTAAGGCACCATGCAACAGATGGCCCTCCACCGTTTCTGTACCAAACAGGTCTTACTGAAGTTGTCGACATAGAGTACGTGGGAATGGGAGACACTTACGATATAGAGGTGCTGGATGATCCCCATAACTTCATTGCCAACGAGTTTGTGGTTCATAATTCATCAAAATCGTTGAGCACCTTCAATATCCTACATAGAATGAAGCTACTTAATCCCGGCATTAGAATTCTCTTACTTTCCTTGGAACAGACCAAGAATGAATGGTATGAGCGAGCGCATCGGATCCACAACTTCTATGAACCGGGGGCTTCTACTATAGAAACAGTGCGCTTCTGGGAGCAGAATCTGTATCTAGTAGATAAGAACAGAGTCACTGAAGCTGAACTTGAAGTAGCGATTGATCAGTATAGGTATGAGACTCGTCATTCTCCAGATATTGTAGTGGTTGATTACCTGGGGTATTACGCTAGGTCTTTCCATGGAGAAGAGTACCAAAGAACCTCAACTGCTATCATGGGTCTTAAGGCAATCGCCAAGGAACATGAGTGCGTGTTCTTTGTACCTCATCAGGCTAATCGTCAGGTTGGGTTTGCTGAACAGTTAAGGCTGGACAGTATGAGGGGTTCTGGAGTTGTTGAGGAAACGGCAGATATGGTTTTGTCGATCTTCAGTACAGACCAGTCACCGGGGATTGATAAGGCGGATGAAAAGAAAGAAATCCATATGACGATTCTTAAGTCTAGAGACGGAGGGGTAAACGCCAAGGTGATTTATCAGTTTGCCCCACTAACTCTTGCCTTGGTGCCACGATCTGATCCTCTTCAGGAAAGGGCACTTCTAGAAAAGAAGATGGCTTGGGCGGGGTTGAGTTGGCAGGAGGCAGCCGAAATGCACAGGACAGGCAGTACGACTATTCAGGGCAATGCACTCACTCAGGAGGCATCTGGTGACTAAGCAGATTAAGGACGGAAAAGAAGTTTTCGACGGGGAGGTTGTCAAGCTTCACGAGGGCAGATTCTCGGGGTCATTCCCCCTCCCAGAAGAGGATGGTATCGAAATCTGTAACTCAGAGCAGTTTACTTTCATTGTGACTGTTCGTGCTGAAGCTCCTAAATTTACTCGGGTTCGTAAGACCCTAGAACTCAAGAGGCAGAACACCTTCAAGGTCGAAGCTTCTGTAATGATATCTCCTGATATGGCTAAGTATCTGTATGACAATTGTGATGTTCAGGTCGAGGGGGTTAATTCTGGTCTGATCGAGGCTGAATTAACCACATTCAAACCAGAGGCCTCCACAGAGCCGTCTAACGAGAGTGAAGGGCTTTGGGGTACCGAACCCCATGAAACAGACTCAAACCCCTTAGAGAGCCATACAGAGGGAGTTAAGGAAGATGAGCCTCATCAACCTTCATGGTTGGATTTCATGGACACACCAACATCTAGAGGACCCAAGCAGTTCTCTACCGTGGAAATTTAGGAGTTACATTGGGTGTTGAAAATGTCTTAAATCAAGACACAATCGTTACGGGTGTCACATTTACTCTGAATACGATTGAGATTTCGTATCTCATCGGCCGAGAACAAGGTGATACAGCGCAGATCGCAAGAATGGTCTCTGCCGAGATTGATGACAGGGAGCTTGAAACTGCTTACATGGATCTACAGGAGTATTTAGCTAACCTAGTAGAACACATTGAAGTCATCATTCGAAATCCACCAATGCGACAAGGCGGTGGGTTAAAAACCCTGTACCGGAATCAGCAAGATGAGGGCGATCCGGTTGGAGATTAATGAATTCTACAAAAAGGTAGCGGCAGTATTCACCTCAGAATGGCGAGATCATGCTCTTTGCTTGGATACGGAAGAGGGGTTGTTTTTCGACCCGGACAGAGTTGAAGAAGCAAAGACATTTTGTGACAAGTGCCCCTGCCGAATGGAGTGTTTAAATGACGCCATCTCCTTTGGGGACAGCATGGGTGTGAGGGGCGGTTTAACTGAGGAAGAAAGAGTCAAGCTCACAGCCAGACAGCGACGTTACTCTATCCAATTTAGAGCCGACGTTGCTTGTTGAAGTCGAACGATGGTGCATGTTTATTCATGCCAGCGACATCACTTTCCGTTGCGATAATTGCCTGTTTGATTTAGGGTCAGAACCAGCTGAGAAACACATTCACCTGTTGATGTTTTGGGGGATGGATAATGCCAGTCGTGAAATGCAAGCAATGCAAAGACTACATTGACCGTGACACGGCGACTCGCTCTGGGTGGTACACGTTTTGTTCTAAAGAGCATAGAGATGAATTCACAAAAGAGCGAAACGGTAGGTCTAGATTAAGGCAGCGTGCTACGGATAGGCAGATGCCTCCTGCGACAAGACAAGGGGTGTATGAATCTGATGGCTGGAAATGTAGATTCTGTAATGGAACTTACCTGCTGCATTTACACCACATAAAATACAGGTCCGAGGGTGGCACACACGACCCAAGCAACCTCATCACCCTCTGCGCCACCTGCCATGAAACGGTTCATTCAGATAAGGGTCTTTGGCAGGAGATTCTTTTGGAGTACGTCTCTCTCAGGGAATCTGGAGCGAATCCAACCTGCACCATTCCGGTGTATTTAGACAGAGTCGATGAGATCGGTAGTGCGAAACAGGGGTAACCCGTGGTACGTTGGGTTGGTGAACAGATCTTGGTAGCAGATTCGGCTTTGTGAAGGAGCTTGCTATGGGTTGGTTCAAGTCAGTTCCGCAGTGGGGGTTCACTTGGAAACGTCGACCGTATCGGGGGTCAAGCGGGCGCAGCGTTCTGTATGATTCGCTACTGATTCAGTTTCGGCATCCCAATAAACCCGGGATAATTCTAGAAATGGAACTGACCCAAGATCAGCGTGATCGTCTTTGTAATGTCTTCAACATAGAAGTAGGGAAATGAGTTACGAAGCAAAAATTACGAAACTGGTAAATGTTAGACCTCATCCAAATGCCGACAGGTTACAATTAGCAACCGTGTCAGGTTACCAAATTGTGGTCGGCTTAGAGAACTACGAAGGTCAGTTAGGAATTTTCTTCCCCTGTGATGGCCAACTGTCTCAGGAATACGCCGAATCCAATGACCTTATTGAACGCAAGGATCCCGTAACGGGAGAGCGTGCGGGTGGTTACTTCTCAGCGAATCGACGGGTTCGATCCCAGCGACTGAGGAAAGAGAAATCTGACGGCTTTTGGGCCACGTTAGATACCTTAGCCTTTACTAAGGTTGATCCTTCATCCCTGACTGAGGGAATGGTTTTTGACACTCTAAATGGAGTGCCGATCTGCAACAAGTATTACACGCCTGCCACCTTGCGGCAGATGAAGGCCACCGGCCCACGGCGGCAGCTTGTGATGTTCCCCAAGCACATTGAGACAAAGAAGTTTCAGTACGAAGCTAACGAGTGGCTGGTCCCGGGGTCGATCGCTTATCTTACCGAGAAGCTACACGGTACCTCCCAGCGTCAGTCATATAGTCTAGAGACTACCCAGAAGAAACTGCGTTGGTTCCATAAGCTCACCAGGAGCTCACCAGGCGAAACTCAACAATGGAGATTTGTTGTCGGGACCAGAAATGTCGTCCTCAGGGACCCCACTCAAGGGTTTTATGAGGATGAATCCTTTAGACACAGAGTTATAGAATCCTTCTTAGAGAACATCCATAAGGGCGAGGTGATCTTTGGTGAGGTCGTCGGCTACGTGGACTCTGAGACACCTGTTATGGGGACTCAGGACACATCTAAACTAAAAGACATCAAGGCTGCCTACGGCCCCAACATGACCTATTCTTACGGATGCATTCCGGGTGAATGTAAATTCTTTGTTTATAGAATCATCCAAGTAAATGAAGATGGGGTTATTACCGAAAAGCCTTGGTCTCAAGTCAAGGCTCGCTGCGATGAACTCGGAATAAGCTACGTCCCAGAACTAGCAGGTCCCCTACTCATTTCCTCTGACGAGGACGTAGAGGCGGTCAAGTTCCTTGTGGATCAGTACGAGAACGGACCCTCCACCTTGGACCAAGGCCACATTCGAGAGGGTGTCGCTATCCGGGTGGAGCGTTCTGATGGTGTGGTAGGGTTCCTGAAGTCAAAGAGTTTCGATTTCGGGGTCCTAGAGGGATACCTCAAAAACTCTGACGAATATGTGGACTTGGAGGAAGTGGGATAAATGTTGGTGGTGGAGCCATTTTGCGATCCCAAAACATCTGTTCATCGTTTGGTTCGAGAGGGGCGGAGTCTCAGATACCAATGCTACAATTGTGGTAAATACATAGATACGTTAGAGAAGCATTTTCTCACAAAGATCCCTCTCTCCACCTACCAATTACTTCACCCTGAAAGCTCTTGGTGGATCATCGAAACGCGCACTTCAAGAACTTGGATTAAATGACTGACCCAATCGTTCCAATCCATTGTCACACTAGCTATAGCCTCTTAGATGGTGCGGCGAAGATCAAAGACCTTGTAGCTCGTGCAGCTGAATACAATATGCCGGGATTACATATCTGTGATCATGGCCATATGTATGGCGTTGTGGAGTTCTATAAGGAATGCAAGAAATACGACATCAACCCCATTATCGGGGAAGAGTTCTATTTCTGCGACGACAGAACAGTCAAGGGAGCTAAGGCTAAAACCGGCTCTATCGACGGTTCAGATAAGAGATACTTCCACCTAACCACAATGGCTGTTGATAACGATGGTTATCAGAATTTGATGAGAATGTCCTCCGAGGCGTTCATCTCAGGTTTCCACTTCAAGGGAAGAACCGACTGGGAGCTATTAGAACGGTTCGGTAAGGGTCTGATTATCACTACCGGATGTCTCGGTGGTCCCATTCTTCAAGAGTTGCTGCACGACAACTACGACGAGGCATTAGCCCGCACTCAACGACTTGTAGATATTATGGGTAAAGAGAACGTCTACGTTGAGCTTCAAGACCACGGACTACCGGAGCAACACAAAACCAATCCGTGGCTCATTGATATCGCAAAAAGGCTTAACTTAAAGACTCTTGCAGCTATGGATCTACATTATGTGGATGCTAAGGACGTTGACAGTCATTCCGCTCTTTTGTGTTGTCAGGTTGGAGCGAAACTATCAGACCCGAACAGGTTCCAGTTCCAGTCAGACCAGCATTATTTGATGCCTGCTGGACAGATGAGGGACCTATTCAAAGAGATTCCTGAAGCATGTGATAACACCCTTGAAGTAAATGAGAGATGTAATGTTACTCTGGACTTCCAGACTTTACATCTACCGAACTTCCCTGTGCCACCAGAATACCCGACACCGGCAGCCTATTTGAGTAAACTGGCTTTCGATGGGCTATTAGCTAAGGGCCTAACATCTCAAGAGTACCTAGAACGTCTCGCTTATGAGTTAAGTGTCATTGACTCGATGGGTGTATCAAGTTACTTCTTGATCGTCTGGGATTTGATGAGGTTTGCCAAGGAACAGGGCATCCAAACAGGCCCTGGAAGGGGGTCGGTCGGAGGGAGTTGTTTAGCTTGGTGCTTAGGTATCACAACCATTGATCCCCTGAAATACGATTTACCCTTTGAGAGATTTCTGAATCCGTCCAGAATTTCTGTGCCAGATTTTTTCGAATATCTTCCGCAGTTTACAGAGTTAGAGGGTTCACGGAAGAGGGTTCTGTACGAAGGATATACATCAAGGGACAATAAGCCCGTATCTCTCTGGGACCTTGGTCAGGAAAATGTTTGATATTAACAGATCGAACCGTTTACGCCATCTCGTGAGGTCATCTCCACGTAATAGTGGGATAGCCGCAGAGTGGCTAAGTGACGAACTTGCAGCTATCGAATCTTCCAGTGACCTAACCGAGGAATTCCTAAATAAATTCGATTCGGGGAAGTTATTCACCAACCCGAACAGTTCCGCTGTTGCGTTTGTGATTGGTATCACCAATGATCCACCAACACGATATCCCGATAGCCTGATTGTTCGAAGGGGTAAGCCGCCATCGTGCGCAGACATAGATTTAGATTTTGAAACAAGTCGCAGGGAAGAATTAATTAACTACACCATAGAAAAGTATGGCAGAGACAGGGTTGCTCAGGTCATTACCTTTTCTGAGATGAAAGCTCGATCTGCGGTCAGGGATGCTGCAAGGATCCTAGGATTACCACCACAGGTTGGTGATAAAATCTCCAAGGCCATGCCACCACTGCATATGGGAGAGCAGACTCCACTCAAGGATTGTTTCACTCATAGCGATAGATACGATTTCGGCTACAAGAATGCTGAGGACCTAAGAAACCTCTACAACACTGACCCTGAAGCCGCTCAGGTGATTGACATTGCCCAAGGCTTAGAGGGTCTTATTCGACAAGATGGCATTGGTGCTGCTGCCGTAGTGGTATCTCCCGAGCCGTTGACTAACCTTGTCCCAGTTCAAAAGAAACCAGACAGTCCTCTGGTTACTCAGTTTGATAAGAAAACCATTGAAGAACTTGGTCTTCTTAAAATGGATTTTCTGGGCCTGCGAAACCTGGACATCATTAGAGATACAATTGATATGATTGGGCTGGATGTCGAGATTTCCGACAACTATGATGACCCAGAAACTTACAGGCTATTATGTAAAGCAGATACCGTTGGAGTTTTCCAACTTAGCGAATCTGGAATGAGGGCTTTGCTGCGTAGAATGCAGCCAGAATCCTTGGATGATATTGCTGCTGTTCTGGCGTTGTATCGGCCGGGGCCAATGGCTTCCAATATGCATAATGATTATGCTGACAGAAAGAACTTTCGGCAGCCAGTCACCTACTTCCACCCTGACGCCGAAGACATTTTAAAAAACACTTGGGGTATTTGTTTATACCAAGAACAGGTTATGAAAATTGCCCAGAAATTTGCTGGATATACTATGGCTGAAGCGGATACACTTCGTTCCATTATTGGCAAAAAACAACGTGATAAGATGGCCGAAGAGCGGGACGTATTTATTGAGCGCTGTCTTGGACAGGGATATGACAAGGTTTTTGCCGAAGATCTTTTTGAAATGATTGAAGGATTTTCGGCGTATTCATTCAATCAATCCCATAGTTTTCTCTACAGCGTCATATCGTATCAAACGGCGTACTTAAAAGCCCATTATCCAGCGCAATTTATGGCCGCAACTTGCGCCTCTGTTTCTGATGATATCGAGAAAACTTCACTGTACTTATACGAAGCAAAACGAATGGGTCTTCAGGTATCCACTCCTGACATAAACCTGTCAGAATACAATTTTACTGCCAATGATAATGAAATTCTTGTAGGGCTAGGGGCACTCAAATTCGTGGGTCGTGCGGCAGAAGATACTCTTACTGCACGAAATGCTGATGGTCCCTTTGTGGACATCTTCGATTTCGTCCGGCGAGTAAACCCCAACTTGAGGGAACTAAAGTCCCTAGCTCAGGGGGGTGCCTTAGATGCGTTCGGAACCCGTCTAGGTATCTGTACGGTGGCTGAAGAGTTGCTGGTTCAAGGTCGCAAAGATCGTAAGGCTCAGCCGGATTCTCTTTTTGATACTGATGAGTTTTTGGAATTCAGTATCCCCACTCAAGAGTATTCACAGAACCAGCGGATGGCTCTAGAAAAACAAGCTGTGGGTATTTATGTTTCAGGTCATCCTCTTGATGGAATGAGACCCTTAGACTTCATGGTCATCGACTTGGACGACCAAGAGGGCCAATGGGTAGATGTTCTGGTGGTTGTGTCTGAGGTTGAGGTCAGATACACCAAGGCCGGAGCTAAGATGGCAACTCTTCTGCTTGAGGATCAAACCGGATCTTTTGAAGCGGTCGTCTTCCCTAAGACGTTTGAGAAGATCAATGTTCCAACTGTTGGTGATATCATCAAAGTAGGACTACGAGTGGGGCGAGATAGAGATGAGGAACGCTCCTACGTCGTCAATCGTTGGGAACGAGTCAATGTTGATACAGTCGAGGAAGTTGAGGGTGATGTGTTCAAACTGATGATGCCTAAGGGGTTCGCTCAGGACTCAGGAGCACTCTCTCAGCTTAAGTCAATTTTATTGACACATAAGGGGAGTGTCCCTGTTGGGATCTATATTACAAAATCGACCACATTGGTTCTATCAGATGAGTTTTATGTAGACAACACTGAACAAATGCGAAATGAGATCAAAACCCTATTCCTTTCTTACGCTGCCCGTTGAATGAATATGTAGTTTATTCATGAACGGGGGACCGTGGATGAAGAAGACATTGACCTAGACGTTCTTATAGAAGCTTTTCTAGAACGTAACAGTCAATTCCACTGCATCGCCTCAGGTCATTCATTCCCTTGCGGAGTGTGGGGTGCTTCAGTGCCACCGACAGATGGGTGGTCTTCACTTATAAAACACGGAATGATCCCTCGTCATTGGCGGTTGTTGATAAAGGAAACCTTATGGTGATTTTCTGTGAGTGAGGGTCGTTGGTCTCAATCTCGTCGTGCTAAGGCACAGCAAAGAAAGCAGTTGCAGAAGCAACATCAAATGGAGATTGAGAATGGCAACAAAAAAAACTTCCACCAAAAAAAGCCTCGCGGACGTGAAGATGTCTATAGCGAAGACTTTGGGGGATGGGGTCCTGACGAGCTTAGATGATGAAGCTCTAGAAGTTGAGCGCATCCCTACGGGGGTCCTGGCAGTAGATAAGATTCTCGGGGGTGGGCTTCCTAAGGGAACCTTTGTTGAGGCTGCTGGTGTTGCTGGTTCAGGTAAATCAGCCATTGCTCAATCAGCTATTGCTCAGGCTCAGGAGTTGGGGAATTGTGTCTATGTGGATCTAGAGCATTCTCTGGACCCACACATGCTTGAAACTTCCGGAGTGGATATTTCCAAACTCATGATCGCTCAACCCGAGTCAACCGAGGATACCCTGACAATCTTGGATGAACTCCTAGAAGTCGATGAGATCCCTCTCATTGTCGTTGATTCGGTCGCTGGGATGGTGCCTCGCTCGGAAATCTCCGGGGACTACGGCGACGCTCAGATGGCCGTTCAGGCCCGTCTGATGAGCCAAGGGTTGAGAAAACTCCGTTCGAAGATGACCAGTGTTCGATCTGATGCCATTATCTTTTGGGTTAACCAGCTGCGGGCCAATATTCAGTCCATGGGGTACGGACCACAAACAGTCACAACAGGTGGTAAAGCACTTTCATTCTGGTGTTCGACCAGACTAGAGGTCAGTAGGATCAAGAATCTGGGTGCCGACCCCGTGATAGGCCATCAGGTCAAGGTTAAAGTCACCAAAAACCGTCACGCTCCACCATTCCAAACCAGTACCTTCGACATCTACTATGAGTCAGGGATCAGCAATGGGTCCACCCTGATAGAGCTAGGTGTTGCTGGGGGGTTAATCAAGCAGTCTGGCGCTTGGTTTGCTGATGCTGAAACCGGTGAAAAGCTGGGCCAGGGTAAACTTAATGCGGCTAATCATGTTGAGGGTGACTCTGAGTTGTTCAATCGGTATGTATCAGCATTGTTGGATTCATGAGTAAACCGATTCTAGCAGCCACCACATGGGCCTCTAATGGAGACCTTATAGCTGATGCGGCGTCTCTCTATTGGAAAGATGCCGGGACCATCATAGATCCTACCTACGGCAAGGGGAACTGGTGGACGGTGTGGCAGCCGGACTATCTAACTATCCATGATATTGCCTTAGACGGTGTAGATTTCAGATCGTTACCTTACGCTGACAACACCTTTGATGGTGCAGCATACGACCCACCGTACGTTTCAGTTGGTGGACGAGCAACCTCAAAGGTTAAGGATCTGTACGGTAGGTTTGGACTGTTTAATGCGCCGACTTCCCCGAAGGAATTGCAGGCACTTATTAACGATGGATTGTCTGAGATAACGAGAATAACGAGGCCTAAGGGTTACATCTTTGTGAAATGCATGGATTATATCTCAGAAGTAGTTAAAACGTATAAAGGCCGAGACACTCCCCCGGTGTCTCGGCCTTTTCTATTGACTTGGATCTAATTAGGCTAGCCTCCAAGGCGATGTTCCAGCATCCCTGTAAAGGTCTAAAGCAACTAATGTGTTTACGTCGGCATTGTAACGGTCGCTCCAACTGTAACCCAAGTCTTGAAATCGCCCAGCATGTACCCGGGTAAGCTGGAAACATCCTGCCGCCGATGACGACCGATTCTGTGCATGGGGCTGGTTATTGGACTCTCGACGGACGATGCTGCGTGCCCACGAGCGAGTGTTGGCTGGCCAGTGTTTGTCAATCGCCTGATAACAATCAGACGATTTTGTTTGATTTTGTGCTCTAATTTGTTGAATGACCGTTTGTTGTGTTGTGGGATCCAGTGACTGAAAGGTTGCTATCTGTGTTGGTGTGCAAGCTGTGAGGGCTGTTGCAATAACAATACTACCGATGATGGCTAGACGTTTGAGTTTCATATTTCTCCAATGTTAGGGCAATAAAAAATGACCCGGTGAATTGTCGTCCGGACCTATCGGCCTCCGGTCGACCCCTCACGGGCCATACATATATCTTACGACACGGTTACGACGATCGCAACCGTGTCGTAAGATATCTCACCAACTGGACTGGTAGCGGAACTCCCGGGAACCCTGCCACAACGGGGATGTTGCCAGTTCAAGAGCGGCATTTATTTGTTTGATAGTTTCTTCTAGGTCTTTGAAATACCACTCGTCGTACTCAGTTCCTCCAAAGAAAAACCCACTCTGAGTAGGCAAGCGATTACTTGCTGAGGCGGGATCATCCAGCACTGACTGACACAAGTCACTCAAGAAAGCTAATTGTTCTGGACTGATAGGGTCACTGAGTTGGCATTCGTCTTTGCCATCCTGACAGTTTTCTACGAACCATCGGTGGATAGCGTTAGCCTTTCGCCAGTAAGCTACCTCGATCCTGACAGCACCAGCCTTGCTGATGTTTATGTAGTCATTTACACGAGGAAGCCCCCGTGATATTAGAGCCTCTCTACATAGGTCCGTGCTTTCGGACCAATACGAGTCTTCCCAGAATTTAATTCCAGTCAAGTCCTCAATTGTACCCTCTGGAAGGGTAAGGTACAGGTACTGATCTAATCCCATGTTCTTATCTCCTTGGTTGTAAGTTCTTCTCTCTTGTACTTAGTTATTGTTCGTTGGACTCTATCGAATTCCCACTCAACCCCAGTCCAATTCCTTAACCTTATTGCACGCTCCAATTCATCTAGTCGCCTTTCTATTATCCTGATGTTTCCAGACATGATTGAACTCGGGTCTCTGTGAGAGGGTCAACGAAAGGGGTTTAGATCGGGCGGGCAGGCCACAGGGGGCCGGGGCCGGGGCCACAGGGGGCCGGGGGGGCAGGCCACAGGGGCCACAGGGGCCACAGGGGCCACAGGGGGCCACAGGGGCCACAGGGGGCCGGGGCCACAGGGGGGCCACAGGGGGGTCAGCCCTGCCCGAGTCGACAGCGTAATGCCATGGCATCTAGTTCATCGCACTTTGTGGAATAGTGGTAAAGTTCATATCCACCAGGGTTAGCACCACGCCAAGATTGATGAGCGAGTTCTTCCGATAAAAGCCCGACGGTAACCCAGGAAAATTCTTGGTAGTTGTACTCTACATCCCACTCTGGGTCCTCTCCTACGGAGAAGGCTTCGTAGAACCCGCGATTCCAAGTTCCATCCTTGGACTCCCAGATAACATTTTCCCTGTTGAAACTCATTGTATTTCTCCTTAGTCTGATTGGTTATCTAAAACCACAAACTCCCTACCTCTGTCCACCGGAGGTAGGGAGTTTGTATCGCCAACTTAGGGGTCGCTGGGGAAGATCCCCTAAGGTTAGGCGGCTATTGGTGATTCAAGTAACCTCACTGAGAGGATACCTCCAGCTGGAGTTTCTAGCTCCCAGATGAGTTCGGCTCCATCCATATGAGCACCAGTGACAGTCAGTTGCTGTCCAAGATGGGCAGATGCTTTTTGGACTGTAGCCCTTGGGATAGAGCGTTGGTAGAGAACCTTTGCCCCATCCTTACCCACACGCTTTACCGTGCCTTGATTCACCAAAGACTTCATAAGGGTGATCTTTTGGTTGTAGTTTAAGTCCAGCCCTTGAGTTGCAGCCTCCAGATCTGCTGTCCCAAGAGTCCTGAGGTTGGAAAGGACTTTCTGCTTTCTCGTGTTTATTGTTGTGCTTGATACTCTCATTTGCGGGTCTCCGTCCGCTTTACCAGTTGGGCTAAGGCGGACCATCCGCCTCCGGTCCCCCCACACACACAAGATAACATGATTCAGGACAGGGAGGCAAGGCACCTATTGTGACTCTTGGCTTAAGGCGGATTCGGTCGCTAGGAGCAACCCAATGAGGTCAGATCCATCGAAGATGCTGATGGGGGATTGATCATTTAGGGCTACCAGTGCGTCTGCCGTGCCCGTGGGCCACCCGTTCGACCATGGAGCTTCAGCAATGACCCGGTACCGTCCATGCTCTGCTGTAACACCCCTAAAGGCGACTCCGTCCCACACGCCAACATTGAAATTGCGAGCAATAACCTGATAAATCCCACCAACAACTAACTCACTTTGTGGAATTACCTTGAGTGAATTTCTTGTAAAGCTCTTGGATTCGTCGCTCTGCTTTGGATTTTCCATCTTTAAGGTTCTTTATTTCCTGGGTTTGTCTCTTAGTCACCGAACCAACCGTTCGATTGTAAAGGCTGATCGTTGATCACATAGGTATGCCTCAGTGGCGTAAAAAGCTAATGCCTTCATTTCATCCTTGATACACACGATGATAACGTAAGGATCGCCGCTGCCATCATTCAGCACATCAATGACCCGGGCACCATATTCGGTTGGGTCAAAGCTACCTAAATCAACGTATCCAATCGAGATGACCTCACTAATATCATAGATCCATTGCCATTTAATATCTTCTCTCTTTATCTTCAGGTATACCATCTGTAGTTCCTCTAGTCGTTTTGGAAGATTGTCGTGTTCAGCCAGACTGGGGGTTTCCAATGTTCTAAATACCCTTCTGCTAGCATGAGTTTATAGAGCAGTTCCTCAAAGAGTATCCGATCCTCTATCGGGTCGTATTTTTCTTTGGCCTTCGATACCATTTGTAGCAACCATTTTTCACCCATCTCAACCTGACTTAGGGATGGGTTACCTCCACCTTTCCAGCATCGGCATGTGGTGCATTTACGATCAAGATGGTCTGGGGAGGTTTGAAGGTACTTGAACTTACCAGCCTTCAAAACTCGTTTACATGAAGCGCATTGTTTAGAATCTGGAAGCCTCATTTAAACCCTCGCTTACGCAACTCTATTTCAGTAGCGTTTCGTAGAGAGTGCTTGTCTCTAGCCCATTGCTTGTTTGGGTGTATTGCTTGATGACCTCTAGTGACTTCATCATCAAGTGAGTTGAAGAGGTTTATGAGTTCTTCGTTTCCAAGTTTAGTGACATCCACCACATCACTCTCGTCTATTTCGATCGTCAAACCGGCGATGATATCATCAAATGGATCTTCTTCACTCATAGTCATGGTTGAAGTCCAGTCTTGTGGTTAGTCTCCGTACTTAGCTTTAAGTCGTTCGTACTCGCGTATTTCCTTCGCTTGTTTTTCTTCCGCCTCGATGGCATCCCTCTTTTTCTTTTCCGAGTTCCACCACTTCAATTCCTCCCTATATTCAGCGTATTTTTGCTTGTATGCAATCAGATCTTCTTCGTAGTTGGGATTTTTTCGCTCTTCACTGGTCCTAAACACCAAGTAAGCATAGGAGTGTCCGGACTCATAGTCGCACTCAATATCAGTGAGTTCACACCTCGTAGCTGAGTGAAGCACTTCTCGTTGCTCCGGGGTAAATTCTACCACTTCATAAGGAGACAGAGTGAAACTTAGGATAGGTCGGTCATCTTGAAAGGTTTCGAGTGGTTTTGATGGACGTGTAGGTTTGCTGTATGGTGACCACTTCCTCTTCACAAGTCCTCCAGATCGCTTAGAGCATCCCGAATCTTACCCCAATGCAAGTCCCAGCGAGATTTCCTGAGCGCAGTTCTCCCTTGATTGATAGATGCGTCGACATACCCCTTTTGAAGAATCCCCACCTTGCCAAGCACATGTAGAACCTCTACATAGTCAGTCCATGGCATAGGATGATCAATGTAAAGATGGTAATGACCTGGGGTCCTTGATTGAATCATTAGCGCAGGATGGTCGATGTCCAAGGTCAGAGCATGAGTTGATTGACCGTCATATAATTTGGGTTCAATGAGTTCCGATGTGATTAAGTTGGCCTGACCCTCATCCGTAATGTAAGCATCGCCAGTGTAGCTGACGAGTCGACCACTAAGCCACCCGTGCTTTCTTCGAGGGAACTTGCCGAGAAGACGACGTGGTCTACTGTCCACATCCTCCAAGTGTTTGGAGAAGGCAAACTTCCGTCGAAGATAAACTTGACCTAATGAAATCATCAATCCCACTTACGCCGAGAGCGAGTTCGAGGCTGATTCACTTCCAGATTACGAATGACACGGTGCCAAGTGGGGAGTAATAGAGTCTTGTGGTGGCCCTTCCTTCTGTCAACTACGAGTCCTAGTGCATACTGTCTATTCTGGTAGAAAACCGTTGTTGCAGAATGCGACGAAGAGTTTTCTAGGCGTCGTAGCGCCAGTCTAGATTCCCTCTTCTCAAGTTCCCTGAGGATGGATGGATTGGTTACTGGAACAAAAAACCACTCGCCTTGACGCTTGATGTCATCCCTATTCTTAGCGAGTGCTGGTTTCAGGACATCATGTGCTTCATCAACTGACTCAACTTTTTCTGGTAACTGGGCAATGAAATGGGCTGTCTCGTCCATTCCAACCAAAAACGTGGCGTCTGTTTCCGGGACCTCGTGAATAAGTTCTAGCACCACAGAACCCTCAAAATAGACGCCACTCGGAATCTTCCAATCACTCGTGTCAAAGTGCTTCTGGAGGTCGGACGAGGTAACACTATAACCTGGAGGGTTGATCCAGTTTTGTATCTCTGGAGTGACTTCGAGGAGAATATTGCGACTAATCTTATCGTTAGGAATTTGTAGCCCTGTAAGGCGCTTATCGTGTTGTGTTCGATTCCATCTATTAACATTGAGGATTTCTGAGATTATCCTCGCTTCCTCGTTTACTTGCAGTACAGCCTGTCCGTGTGATTTATCAGAGAACACCTCAAACTCAGCGGTTCCTGCCCATAAGCGCAACAACTCTCCGTTATTGACGCTCATCGTCATGATTTCATCCCGAATGGGACCACGGCTATAGGCGATCGCCTCCGGAATGGGCTTTTGTAGTTCCTTGACTATTCTATTGGTCTTTTCTTTGAGGGCTGCACGAGTCATTTCAGTTATCCCAATCTCGTAGTTGTGCGCTTAATTGGTCTATCTCTGCTTGGAGTCTAGCATTGCGGATATCCATCTCGGCCATCCATTTCTTGCACTTGTTTTTGACATAAGCGCCGAGCAGCCAGGAAACCCCAAGCAACATCAAACTGAGCCAGGTTGACAACTTGTCAGAAATGGTAGTGGACAACAGCAGTCCAGCTGATACCCCTCCCAAGATAAGAACAATTCCGAAACCCCCTAATGCGTGGTTATCATGCCACTCGATGAGTTCATCATCTGAGAGATAGTCCCAATTCATCAAATGCTCCCAAAGATCGGTTTCATGTTGGATAGATCAGCGATCTCTTGAATAGAAGCTACCTGTCCATCACAAATGGTATTCAATGGCTCACTCTTGGGATTGGTGCAAACAGCTACACCGTAGACCTTGAAGTCTAGTTCGGCTTGCTTCTTCTTGAAGTCCTCCAAGAACTGTGGTGGCACACCACATTCACCATCAGTCAGAAAGATGAAGTCTGATTCTGTAATACCCTTCTCATCAAACTCCTTTTGCATACAATCAATAGCTACCGACATAGGAGTGACGAAATCCGTGCCGGATGACATGCTCTTATCAGCAAATTCGACAACGGCTTCAACCCCTGAGTACTCCCTCACCTGCTTCCCATAAGTCATCTTCAACTTCAGTTCATTGCCCGAGGTGTCGAATTCGAACAAGATGTATTGACCGACACCGCCGAAATGAATGCAGGTAAATGATCTGTGTTGCATCGTGGCGATTTTGAGTAAAGCGAGATTGATTGCCTTAGCCCAAATTTCGCGCTCCCCATTCATACTCCCGGATCCGTCCTCGGCGGACACGATACCACCACGCTGCACAGTTTCGGTGCCTCGTAGTGCGTATTCCTGTAGATTGCCTTCGATCCAGCGATGCATCCAATCCCAAACGAGATCATCGTCTGACATGGCAATGATCTCGTTTGGGATCATCTTGGTCAGATCAGATCCTAGGGTCACGTCGAAGATTTCTTCTTGTGCCCAATTGGTTTTGTTGATTTGTTCGGCTAAAGCCATGGACTGCATCCGTCCAATGATTTCAGCCATTCGCTTGAACTTGGGAGTCTGGAGTTTCTTTGAAAGAGCTATCCGCGCTTGGGGATTCATCTTCTTGAGAGCACCCGGTTGAAGAGACCAAGAATCAAACGATGCTAAAGCCTCAGCATTGTTTTGTGCGTCATTCATAGCTTCTTTAAGAGCGGCCTTCATTTCAGGCTGGACCTTATCCAGTCCATCCTCCAACTCCGAGGTGCCTTCTTCAATTTGCTTACGAAGTTCCTCAAGTTGTTCTTGAATAGCCTCCATTTGGTCCTGGTAGTTCTTAGCTTCCTCGTCTTCGCCAGCAGCAGCGGCAGCAGCAGCGGCAGCCATCATTTCATCTAGGTTGTCTGCTAGGTCCCCTGCTTCACCCAACATATCCTCTAGTGCTTCTGACTGCTTCTGCTGTTCTTGTAGTTTGTCAAACAGAACCTCTAGCTCTGGTTCCAAATCAACACAGGCCAGCCCAGCAGCAACGGAATCACCGCGGGTTGTTCCATGTAGCTTCTGGTACTCGGGAAGTTCCATCATTTCTTGTTCAATCCTGTGATTGATAAGGAAAGATGGCCTAACTTCCTTTGGGTCACGTAATTGTGGACTCACCTTAAACAAAGCAAGTAGTGTGTCACGTAACGCTTCGTGTCCGGTCTTGGCTACCTTATACAACTCATTAGACGCTTGCTGAAAATCGACCAATTCAGCAGCAATGTCACTGGCCTTACGCTTATCCCACTTGTCATGGGAAATTGCGTACTTTGAGTCTGGGTTTTGTCTAACTGATTTGTTGTTCAGAAATTCGTCTAAGTACTTCATTCTTTGTCGCTTTCGTAATTAGGTACGTGGGGGCGAGGTTTAACTTGTAACCCGTCATAAAACTCTACGCTGCGTAAATCTTGGGCGAAGCTCGATAAACCTGAGGTGATATCGCCCAAGTGTTCCCGGATTCCTTCCACAGAGGACGGAAGACACAAGCAATTCCAGCAGTACGCCATGTGATCGACCTCCACCTTGAACCCTAGGGTCCTTCCCCCGAGTCCCATTCTACACAGGGGAAGGACCCTCAGTTCCTCAGTCATCGATACCCAATCCTGTTCGGATCTGAAGGGCAGTGGACTTCAGGTACCCCTCAAACTCATGCAATGACCGACAGTAACGTCCGGTACTCTTCTCGGACTCCTTGTACTCAGCCAATTCCTTCTTGGCCTTTGTGAACTTGTCGTACATTTGCATGGTTGCTTCGGTCCGCATCGGAGCCGTGTCGGAATCCAGCAGTGACCTCTCCCATTCAGCAATTGCCTTGCGGTAGTTATCCGAGAGATCCATGATCTGCTTTTCCAGTGGATCAACTAGACCCAACACAATTGACCTAACCGTATCAATGTGAGCAGGGTCCTTCCAGAGCATGTGCATGAGAGGCTTCATGTCGAAGACCTCAGTTGTTTCATGGTTGTTTAACCATGCCTCGGCTTTAATGACCTCGATTGATTGATGGAACCTACGGTCAGTTACCAAGATGTCAGCCGTACGCAGTTCAGCTTGTAGATCTACGAAGATTTCATAGATGTGATCCTGTATGATCACCTCGGACGCCGCTGCGTGTGCCTCGTCCAAATCCTCCAAGGAAAGAACCTTTGGTGGATTTGGGTCGATTTGCAATTGGAGCATCTTCACAAAATTGGATGGCTCCTGCATAGGCTTGACGTGATGCCATAGGTGCAACCGGTCCGAAAGTGCTTCCAATTCCTTGGAAGATGGAATCTCATTTGAAGCACCAAACATAGTGATGAGTGGAATGTGTGGGTCCTCATTACAGTTATCAAATTCTCTCTCATTGAGGATCTTCAAGAGTGCATTCAAGATAGCACTGTTTGCCTTGAAGGTTTCATCAACGAAGGTCACCGTAGCAACTGGAAGCTTTTTATCAGTGATCCTCTTGTAAATACCTTCTTCCTTGAAGAGTTTCAAGTTGGGACCACCAAACAATTCCTCAGGAGTAGAGAACTTAGTGAGCAACCACTTGAAATAAGCATCACCCTCTAGTCCTTCAATTCGTGGTACCAATCGGTCCACCAGAAAGGACTTCCCTACGCCTGGGGTTCCATACTGGAAGTGGTGGCTATGAGAGATAAGGGCAAGAAGTGCGGAATGAATTTCATCCTGCCGTTCAAAAATCTCTCCATTGAGTTCTGTTTCTAAAGCGAGAAACTTCTCGCGGAGGCCGAGGTCATTCTTAGTCATTTAGGTTTCCTTTGGTTAGTGAGTTGGTTAGCAGTTTGGTGAATGGTTTGAATTGGTTGTAGGGAATAACTACAGCCCCTAGTTCCTTGACTTTATTGTGTTCGTCGTAGACGACGGCAATACCGGGAAATGATAGAACATCATACGTTTCCAGTATAGCCATCAGTTCACGGACAACTATTGGGGCAGATTCATGTACCGGAATGTAAACCTCGTTCGCTGGCCTAAATAATTGCGAAGCGGCTTGTGCCGAAAGTTCTGAGATCGCTATGCAGAAAGTTTTCTGTTGGTCGATGGATGTTCTCCCGGCCTGTGAATGAATGTCGAAGTGTGACAGCATGTACTGAATGCGACTAGCTTCTTCAGCCTGTAAAGCGTCGACTTCCGTTTTCAGTGCCTGCTTCGCTTTCTTTATGTCATTAGACATCATACTCCAATGATCGATTTATTGGGGCGACAACTCTCTAATTGCAGGATGTCACATTCATCCGGGTACTTATCCTGCCTCAGTTTGGGTTTGGTCGGTTGGTATAGTTTATCGTCTTCAGTGACATAAAGACAGGTCACTTCCACAACATCACCGATTGTAACCTTGTCACCGTCTCCAGTCAAGGCTGACACTCGGCCGACTTCAACCATTCTATCACCATTACCAAGGCCGAGTGTGAGGTTGTCTTTACCATCTGATCCGGTAGCTAAAACAACACAGTCAACAGTGTGAGTGAATTTGAACTTGAGTTGACTCTTGGTTCGTCCTGGCGAGTAAGGGGCGTTTATTCGTTTGAATACTACGCCTTCGTAATTGTCACGCTGGCAACGCTCAAAGAACTGGTGCTTGTTAAGTCCATATGATGGTACATAATGGAGAACTGGGATTTGTCCCTCAGAAAGAATTGACTCGATCAACTGGAGCCTTTCCGAGTAGGGGTTGTTGGTCAACTTGCCACCGGGAAATTCCAAGACATCGAAGATGTAATAATCTTTATCGATGAGTTCGCCGTCGAAGAGCCATGATCCGGGAAATCTGCGTTTAAGTATCTCGTCAAGATGGGGTGGTAGGGTTAGTGAATCTCCTGATCGGTTGTAGGCAAAGGGCTTTCTGTCTCTCACTCCAGCCACCAACCGACGACCATCGATCTTCTGTGAGATTAGGTAGTTAGGGTCGTTCAGATATTTGGTTGGATTCGTGATGGCAGTGGGAAGGCTGGGTAGCTCATGGTTCGTGGAAGTCATAGGTGACACCCTTGTGAGAATCTGGGTTAAGTTGTTGCAGGCAGTTGAGGCAACGCCCATGTTTGAATGTTTCAGGTTCACAACTACATACTGGAACCACGGTAGCCTTCCAGTGGACTTTAATGATCAACTGACCATAGAGGAAACTCTCTTCCTTAATCATCGTTGAGCCAATCATCAATTTGGGCTTTGATATCGAACTTACGTTGATCAGGGATAACGGGCTTATCCTCTCCGGTTTCTAGATCAAACCCTGAGGTTAGGCTGGTGAAAATATCATCCACCTTAGCCTGTTCCCGTTCATCCATGTTCATCAGAGCTTCTTGGGAAACCCCTAAAGTGAGTTCCATCATATCCGGTGAGGTTTCATTGCCCGGAATGAAGGCTACTTTATCTACTTGAAGCCCAAGGTCCTTCACAGTTCTGTTTATTGCGTCTCGTAGTTTCTTTTCGTTTTCAAGAGCCATGAGACTCCCCAAGGTTTAGTTGACTCATCGCATCATCCAGCAAGTCTTGCTTAGAACAGAAAGGTCCGCTTTCATGCTCTAATTCAATCGTCACTACCATTCCAACTGGTGAAGGCAACGCTACAAGACTTTGCACTGCATAGTCTGACTGAAAATGGATGTTAGAGAAATCTAACCGATCTAAAAGATCTTGGGCAATGTCTTGGGGTGGGTAGGTAAAAGTTATTTCCATACGTTTCTCGTTTCTTTGAATTCATCGGAGGTTCAGGGAACGAACCCCTGAACCTCCGATGAAGCTTTAGATCGCTGAAACGGATTTTACATCCGCAACGATGATCTTGTCTGCCGTTTGGAGCACGACCACGCTATCGGTTAGCGCCAGCAGACGGCAGGTAGGCTCGTCGGCCACCTGAGGGGCCTGTGTGGCCTCAGGAGCGACGCTGGGGGGGTCGGTGGGGGTAGGGGGCGGGGGGTCGGTGGCGGGCGGGAGAGAGGCACCTGAGCCGAGCGGGGGTGGGTCCGAGAACGTCAGTTGGACATCCTCGTTTTCCACCACTTCATCCACTCGGATTTTAGGCTTCCTCGGAGAAGCCTTTACCGAGTTTGCCTCGCGTAAACGAGCCTTCTCTTGTGCTTCGATAACCCGAGCGTCCACCTCACCAACAGATGGCCACATGAAATTCGGGTCCCAACGGTAATGCCCTACCCGGTCGGAAAAGATAGCCCCATATATCCGATTCCTCTTCCTGACAGATAACCCTAACTCGATACGTACCTCCGTTGAAGAGCGTCGACGGAGGTGTCCGATGATTGGGGAAATAGGGGTACACTCAGCCCGAGAACCGAAGTCTTCGATTGCCAAGCGTCCATCAGGGGCATCAAAGAATGCTTGAGCGACCTTCCAGTAAAGGTCCTGTCGCTCACCTTCAAGGGCGGGGGTGGTAGGTAACATGGTTGCCTTTCTTGTTTCTGTAGAGTGGGTTACTTAAGGAACGCGTCCAAGACCTTGTCAAAGTCGATCGCCGTAGGCTCACGATCTGGCATGTCACCGGGAGCAAACCCATTTGTCTGAGCAGTCAACAGTCGCTCAGTGACTTCATTCTTGTAGGTGTCGAAATTGAATTCCTCGACCAACGAATCAGCGAGAGCCTTGGCCTTCTTCATAACACTGGCTTGAATTCTGGCCGGATCATAGCTGAACTGGTGAAGCTCAGATGGAACAAGCTGCCTCTGAATGACAATCATTCCTTGGTAGATTCCAGCACGGAACAAACCCTCGTGATTTTGAATGTTAGCCTGAGACAGAAATGCCAGCGGTGAACTCTCTACGATTGCTGCAAGCAGATCATACACCTGAGTGTTGGCATCTTCCCTGACCATCTTGTTCTTTGAATTCCGCCAAGTTGGCTCAAAGATGTATCCCTGGTGCTTGCCAGAGGGGTAAAGGTACTTATTTACTTCGTCAGCAGGATGTGATCTCAGCGTAATACTGTTCAGGGGTAGAACAGAACTCTTTGCCTCAGCAATCATTTCTGGATCAACCTGAACGAGATTACCCTCATCGTCAATGTAGGCTCGCCCAAGCTGGTCGCGCTCAAAGACGTTTCCATCCTCATCTACATATCGCTGCTCTACGGCCTTGCCATTGGGTGAGCAAAGCTTGAATCCTGGCTCTCCAGCCGAAGAATCCTTGACTCCCACAAGTCTGCCTCGGGCAGACAAGGGTCCAAAGGTTAGGGTCACGTCGTTAGCAAATGTTCTAGGTGCCATTGTAATTCCTTCTGTTGTTTGGTAGTTGGATTAACTGGTATAACTTAATTGGTTGGGTATCCTAGTCCTTTCCCTCCCTCAGAAGTCTAATCTTTTGCATCCCCTCGACAGTCAACTCCCGACCCTTGGCAGTGTACATGATCAAACCTTTGAGTACAAGCAACTTCTCAAGTTCGATAATCATGTCCTTGGGCTGACCGGTGAGGTTGGAGAGGTTGTCGACTCCTGCCCGCTGACCCATTTGGTCAAGTGCGAATAGGTATTCAGTATGATCCTCGGTCAAACCATCAAAGGTGATTCCAGCTGTCTCTAGGACCTGAGATGGGTCGCAAGTTCCGATGTCCCGAGCAGTAAGAATGAGATTCCTTGCTTGTCGGGGTGTTCCAGCACTGGCACGTCCTAGTGCCTTGCACTCTTCCGGAGTTGGAGTTAGGTCAACCCGTGTCGCCATCCTTGTAACAATCTTAGCCATGTCTTCATCGGTATAAGGATCAAACTTAGCGACGTAATGGAACCTGTCGCGTAGTGGCTTGATGATGGACTGAATTTCAGTCGTGGCACCAATGATCGTTACCCGTGGTGGTAACTTGACCTGCTTACCGTTGTCAAACTGAACAATTCCTTTCCACAGAACGGGAAGCAAATTCTCCTGGTCTGACTTCTTTAGACGATGGGTCTCATCTAACATGAGAACACCATCAGTCTCCATCAGGAGCTTATTGAGTGCCTTGATCTTGATGGGCATATCAACGGTGGTAAATCCAACTCCAAGTTGCTGGGCAATCAGCATACCAATAGAGCTTTTACCAGCACCGGGTGAAGAGTGGAATAGGATATGTCCCAATGGCTCCATTCGTTCCAGTGCCGCATCTATCTTGATTTGAAGGCGTCGCTTAAGCTTTTCCTGGCCAACAAATGCCTCCCATGATTGTGGTGTAAGTGTATTGTCTGGCATAAACTTGTTCCTCTTTCAGGTGTTTAGTGTGTAGTGTCGTTTCTCTAGGGCGACAGCAAAGGTTTCTAGTATAGCCGGATCACTAGATTTTGCAGTAATACAGGAGTATCCACAGCAACAGAAGACTCGGATACATTGATCTAAGTTTTCGAACTCTACAAGATGTGCTTCGGGTGAGTCGACAAGAGACATCTCATGGTCCTACGTATTTGTGGATGAATAATTGATTGTATCCCCATGACTGTGCTTGTTTAGTTATCTGATCTTCGGGAATTCCTCCCGGTGAATCACCAACCCAAACCAACCCTGAGTAGTATACACCATCAGCAACACTGAGGATATCTGACTTTATGGTTGTGTTGGTGTTCAGTCCTGTAGCCATCCTGATAGCTCTTTCAACGTGAGTCATGGGAGCATCTGCTGACACTTCAAACACCACCAAAGTCTGATGACTGGCACTCCATTTAGCTGGGTCAAGAATCGGATGGATTACTTTGGGATCTATCATCTTTTGAGCGTTGAATAAGAGTGCGTACTTCTCCTTGGGTGTCAACCCTTGGTCGAATAATGCCTTTTGTACATCGTCCAAGGGGTGATGTTGGCTGTCTGCCATCAGTGGGTCTTATTGAGCAATTTCTCGATTTGAGCTCTTGCAATCTCTAGGTCAGATTCAGTCTTGGACAGTTGACCCTCTAGAATTGACGAGTAAACACCTAGCTTTGACTTGGTTGCCTTTAATCTGTTGGATAGCTCACTGAACTGTCGTGCTGGAACTGGACCATCCAACTTTAGCAGGTCCTGGGCGTCACTTACAAGGTCCCTGATGGAACTCTCACACTCTGACTGAAAGGCCTCCTTAACCATGGCACGTTGACGCTCGTCATCAACCAGTGGGTGATAATGGATGGAGGCACCATCAAGGTTTGCGAACACCTTGTAAGCTGCCTCTAATTCCTCTAGGCGTTCAAGGGAGAGGAAATAGACACCTCCACCCGGACGTACAGCTGTACCATTTAAAGTTGTCTCTAAGCAATCCCTGATAATAGATCGAACAACCACAGGGGCTACTGTGAAGGAGTTCTGAGCCACAAAGGTTGTGATGAAGTCCTTGATCTCAGATGCAACCTTAATGGTGGCATCGTCTCTCTCGTCGTAATCTTCGAAAGTGATTTCCCTGTTGATCTTGTTAAAGGTGATCTTGGAAAGCTTGTCATAATCGACGTCACGATCCTTGGAGTCAACCTGCTCGGCCACCAGCATTCGTCGTACAAAGTTATCATCATAACCTAAGTCACGAATCATGAAGTTGTAGAACGTTCCTGGCTTACCTGTAGGAACCTTATTCCGCTGTGCTTGCTTAGTGGCTCGCCGGAAAACATCACCGGGCTTAGCTACAGCTGGAACCTTAATTGGTGCATCAAATTCCTCGACCCACTTGATGAGATCTGGGTGTTGAATTCTGGCACTGTCTGAAACAGAGTACCATGAAAGTGCCCCAATGAAAGGGGTCTCAGAATTCAGGAGGTGATCGGTGTAGTTCTTGTAGTCAGTCATTGTTTCTCCTTAGGTGGTTGATAGGTAATGTTCTGCGTATTTGACATACTTGAATGCTTTACAGGGTGACTCGATGGTATCAAATGTCACCCTGAGTTCGGGTGAGGTAAAGGTTATGGTAATACTGTCTGGTGTTGCTCCTGGGTATTTCTTTTTAGTGAAGTGCTTCCAGTGGAACTTCTTTGTCATCAGTTCCTCTTCTGTGTAGGTTTTTGTAACATCTACCCAATCACTGATCCCTTTCACCGTAATCCCACAACTAATAGCGACCGTCCACATCTTTGATGTGTGGCAGAGGGCATCCAAACAGGATGGTTCGACATCCAACACGTAGTCTATCGCTCCCGAGCTTACTCCACCAGACTTACCCGTCGTTATCAACAACTCGGGGCACCCATCGCCATAGCAATAATGAGTTACCGTCGGTGACCCTTGAATGAACGCATCATGCGTTGCTCCTTGGATGAAGGTAACGTGGTTTTTTGTGGAACTGCCTGTGATTAAGTCATCTGTTGATCCAGCTGAGCTGAGGTTTTTCGCAGGATCCCAAGTGCCATTTATTTCCAAGTTGTAAGCACTGGCTGTATCTAGAAACTGCTTTACAATTTCTTGGGCTTCATAAGATGCATACTTCCAAAGTCCCTCGATGTTGGGTGGGTTAGATGCTTGAAACTCCAAGACCGTAGCAGGCATGGATCCAATTCCCTCACTGTAAGGAAGACCACGTATCATCCTGTTGTTTGCCCAGTCTAACTTGTTTAGGAAGGATCCTCCGTTGTGTTGTAACGTAAACACCCGATCAACAAACATTTGCTTGTTCAGATAATCAGTGGGACCCAACTTACCAAGTAGTCTATCTCTTACTAACTCAGCCGCTATCGCCCATGGTCTGCCCCCAAATGAGCCCGGGCCGAATTCATCAAATAAATTCGACATCGTTGTGTAAGCTGATTCGATCCCATAAAGAGCTACAACCCGAGGCCACTGGGTCCAAGCTGTTTTGCGTGTTCCAGAAAGAACCACATTTCCGATGGCTTGATGATGTCGAATCTCTCCGCCACAAGCTAACTCAATGTAGTTACTGAACTGCTCGTCCCAATAATCCACACGAGCCACTAACTCAATTCTAGCTAGGGTCGTCAGATTACGAAGAATCTCCCAAGGGCCAAATTCCTTGACCTCTTTAAGGTATTGATTCCTCCATTCCATATCCTCTAGACTCAATCCAAGCTTTGAAGCAGCTTGGATCGCTGACTGTAAAGGGGGGATCGTATCCTTTCGGATTGCAACAAACGAACCATTAACAATTCCAAACAGTAAATAGAAGTCTGCCGCAGCTTGAAAGGGGTCAGATTCTTTTGGTCGAAGAGTCTTGAATATCGCCCCCCAATCGGTGCTGGTGTCATCTGGGTCGAACTTTACTTTAGGCCAAGGGTTTTTTGTTGTTACGCCATAACCCATTTAAGACCTCCCGTCCTGTTTGTACCTTGAAAGCAGTGCTGCCCCAAATGTTTTAATGTTCTGTGGAATGGTACCCGACTCAAAGGACCTTACATCAGATGCCCATACTGGACACGATGAACGATCGGCGCACTTTGAATGTCCCTGTATCCACATTGCATAATGATTGGTTTTGGAGCAGTAGGTATCCATGGAAGTTTTTACCGTTTGAGGGGTTGGCTTCGGTGGAACCTCTAGATTAAAGATCTGGGACCTAAAGTAGCTTATGAACCATTGCTGTAATGCGGTTTCGATGGCCCTATCACAGTAATTAGTTCGGACCCATTCGGTTGCTTGTTCAGTGCTACAGCTTAAACCAACAGAATATGTGACAGCGCACCCAAGGATGGTTCCCGTTCGTCCATGTCCACCGATACAACCTACCTCTACTACCTCACCACAACTCGCTCGCTCACAGGCATCCCAGATCTGTTGTACCGCCAAATCTAGATCAACCGGAATCCTGAAGTCTGGCCAGTTGATGAATTCGTTTCGCCAAGTCGGTCGCCATGCAAAGTCAGCATACAGTCCAAAATCTGGTTTTACCTGATACTCGTTACAATTCAATCCAGAAGGATGAAGAGCCATCTCATCAGGAAAGTAGAGGGGGGTACCATCATGTTGGCATTTCACTCTTCTACCCTTACCTTCACCATTTTTCCGTTTTCGTTCAACCGATAAGCTACATTCGCCAAGATTCCATTTTCGCCAACATGGCCGACGACAGTGCGGTCACGGCAACCATCCCACCACCGCAAGATGAGTGTTCCACCGTATCCTGCGGTTGCAGTTCCCCACTTTCCTGCGGTTGCAGTTCCCCCGTATCCTGCGGTTGCAGTTCCCCACTTTCCTGCGGTTGCAGTTCCCCCGTCTCCTGCGGTTGCAGTTCCCCCGTATCCTGCGATTGCAGTTCCGTCGTCTCCTGCGGTTGCAGTTCCCCGGTTTCCTGCGGTTGCAGTTCCGTCGTCTCCTGCGGTTGCAGTTCCCCGGTTTCCTGCGATTGCAGTTCCCCCGTATCCTGCGGTTGCAGTTCCCCACTTTCCTGCGGTTGCAGTTCCCCCGTCTCCTGCGGTTGCA